GCAATGGAAAAAAAACTTGGGCTAATTATTATATTTGCAAGACACCCATATGATATTGCTGGAATGTCTTATGGTAGAACTTGGAGGAGTTGTATGCATCTAGTAGATGGGAAATTTAGAGAGTTTGTTAAGAAAGATATTGAAAATGGTACAATTGCTGTATATCTAACAAATGCAAATGATGAAACATTATCCAACCCCTTGGCAAGGATTTTGGTTAAACCTTATGTTAATATTAAAAATGACCAGGATGTTATATTATACCCAGAGGCTAAGACATATGGAGAAATTGATAACCCAAAAAAATTCATAGATTACCTGGATTATGTTTTGGAAAAAGTTCAAAATATGGATGGGGAATATAAGTTATTAAGTTGTTTAAATCCTGATAGCACAAGAAATATAGTTACATCAAAAAATTCTGAAACAAGACAAACTATTTTGGCTAAATTAAATAGGGGGACAAAATTAAATAACATTGAAATTAATATGATAACAAATTCTGAGAGGGAAGAATATATTGATAAACAAATTTCAAGATATTTTAATTGGAAACCAAACTTGGATGATACTGATTTGGAAGATGTTGCCTTAACAGAAGATGAATTTAATATTACCACACCTATTGAAAAGGAAGATTATCTTGATGAAAGGATTGAGGATTTTTATAGGACAGTATTTTTACCTAATACAACAAAAAGAAGGGTTTATGCAATACATGATTTTGAAATAGATCATATGACAAATCAACAATTGCATGATTATTATGAAATAATGCGTGAAAAAGAAAAAAATTATTAATAATTAAAATTATAATATGAATTTACAAGAGAATATAAATAGAATAAAGCAAATGATGGGCATATTAAATGAACAAGAATTAAATTTTGATATACCAGAAGATATTAAAAAAGAGGCTGATGATATAACAAAAGTTTTATTTGATAAAGCCAAACAATATTATCTAAATCATTACTCAAAACCTGAAACCACTGCCAAGTTTGCATATCCAGAGAATGTTGATGGAATAAAAAAATATATACCAACAATTAAATATATATTTTATTCTGCAAATGATGGTAGATTTGGTTTTGTTCCAAATATACCAAATGAGCCAATTAATTTGAATATAACTTATTTATTTAAAGAAGAGGGTGGAAAATTAGTTCCAATAAATGAACTCTATAATGTAATTATACATGAAATGGCTCATGCTATTGAGTACACATTAAAAGCAAAACAAGAAAAAACAATCACCCCAACATATAATAAAGATAATGTATATGATACTCATACTAAATATACTGAAAGTGATAATGAAACATATGCTAGAATTCAAAATTTGCGCAATCTATTAGATTTAACCCCAACCTCTAATGGCACAGACATTAAGAATAAAATTATTGAATATTTTAATTCAGGGAAAATAACATTCCCCAATGTTAAATTATATATTGAAGGGCAGAGTAATTACTTAGGATTTACAACAATTGATAAGCGGAAAATTTTGCCAGATTTAACAAACCTTACATATTTTTTTGGTGATTTAAGAATTAATGGAACAAAGAATGATGACATTGCATTCTTATTTGCAAAATTCACATATACCCCATTTGTTGAAGACCCTACCACTACCGTATTCATTGATTTAAATAAACTTGGTGAAGTAAATATTTCTGTTGTGGATGCCACAAAAAAACCCAACAACACAACCCAAAGAGCATAAATCTTTTGTGTATTATAAAACCCCCTATCTACATAATCTGGATGGGGGGGGGTTTTATTTGCCCCTTAAACCATATCAACCCTTGCCCCCTTCTTTAAGTTATCCATTGCCCATAGGGGTTGCAAATTGGTATAGTGAGATAAAGCAATTAACTCATCTTCTGATTTTGCAGAGGATAATGGAATAATATGATCAATATGCCATTCTAAACGATTATCCCAACTCATCCCATTAACAAATTTTGATTCCATATATATCTTAAACTCATTATAACTAATCCCAACAATGCTTTCTGTCTTCATTGCAAAATTGGTATAGCCACTCTTTCTAAATGAACCCCTTATTAAAGTGCGTAGTCTCTTCTTTAATGCAAATAAGGGGTCGTTTTTAAACTTATTCTTCCACCTCTCATATCTTCTAGCATTATCTTTATTCTTTTGTTCAACCTTATACTCATCTGTCTTCTTATAAGCAATCATTCTATTCCTTTCTTCTTTTGCAAGTCTTTTCCTTTCTAACTCCTGGCTCTTCTTTTCCTTCTCAATGTTCAATAATATTAAAGCATCCTCCTTTAACTTCTGCTTAATCAATCTATTCTCTAATGCTTTCTTTTTTTCATTCTTTCTCTTATTCTCTCTTATCTTTTCTCTATTAACAGGATTACTTAAATATTTTTCCATATATGTTTTATTTTTTTCACTTTTGCATTTTTTACATATATAATATAATCCATTCTTTCCTTTTTTATAATAATCTGTTATTGGCAAATCTATATTGCAATTCTTACATACTTTTGTTTCCATAATATACTTTTACTTAATAATAATAAAAACCATAGATTATGTAAATTTTTCCCAAAAATTTTATTTGAGAAATTGGCAAATAAATTCCTTTACAACCTGTGTGGGGGAAATTGAAGTTTTATGTTGTATGGGGAGGGGGCAAATTTTACCACAAATTTTTTAATTGTCAAACAGGCCATTAAAGCCCCTTTTGACCCCCACAAATGCATTATAAGGGGGGACACGGCTGGGGGAGGGGGCCCCACACAGGGGTATAACCCCATCCAGGGGGGCGTAGGGGTCCCGTTATGGTGGCTGACGTTATGGCAGTCCCCCCTTGTGTTGTAAGTGTTTGATTGTGAGTGTGTTGTGTGGGTTGCTAGTTAAGTGGTTGGTTTATAATACATTATAACATTAGTAAAACATTAACACCCCCTTAACTAGGATATATAAACCCTTGTAATACAGCCCCTTAACTAATGAGATAACATTAACTAAACTTTAATTGCCCCCACTGGTCGGGGGATGTGATCATGTGTAAGCCCCTAACATACAATATGTTATACCTGAAGGGACATTATGGTGGGAGGGGAACATTAACATAATATTAACCCCCTTAACTAGGGGGCTATGCAATAATCTATAATGCACTGATCATCCATTAGTTATGTGGAGGGACCCCCTAATTAAGGGGGAACAAACTTTAACATACCCCAGGCTAAAAAGTTACTAACACGACAGGATGTCAGTACGCCCCCTTAATTAGGGGGAACTGTCTATGTTATAAGCCATTATGTGTGATTTAAATAGGGGGTGTTAATAACTTTTTATTTATCCCCACATAGTTAACCCCTTATAAATCACAACATTATATAGTGTGACATCTTGTCACCAGGGGGAGTTTGGCACAGTTTTTGCACATAACAATACCCCTCCGGAGGGGGCAAAAATAGGGGATAATCCCCAAGCAAAACTGCCCCTACATACCCCCCATACCATAATTGCCCCTCACATAGTTAAAAAGGGCAATTATGAACTAAAATTGCCCCTCACATACTCAAAAATACTATATACTTTTCCTAGCAAAAAATAATGAGTTATGGAACAAGGTGGGGGTAGCGAATGTAATGAGCCTGTAATCCCCCATCACCACCCTTCAATTAGCCCATATATTACATATAATGAACCTTTATTGTCAATATGATATGACACATAGGTATGTCATTATCTATTGTTAGAAATCAAATATGCCCCATTACAATCATATAGTAATTTATACAACCCCCTCTGGGGGTATAAAACAAATTAATACTTATGATATAGTTATAGGGTTTTAGGTGTCTATAATAGGGCAACCATTAAGCCATATGGCTTTTATTATGCCCACACCCAGACCATAATCAGTAGGGGAAATAAGTTTGAACGCAGCAACCCGCCAAACAGATGCGGTAGCATCGTGTGGGGGTGGGGGGATGTGAGAAAACTTATTTCTTGATATATTTATGTAATAAAACATATAGTATGAGAAATAGATTAAATGAGCAAGTGAATAGGTTCAAACAAATAATGAATGTCATTAGTGAGAATACAAATGATAATGTTGATTTTGTTACATTAACTGGACAAGTGATAGATCAGTTAGAAGGTGGATATTACCATCCAGATATGAGGTATAGATTAAAAGGTGATTGGTCTAAGTATGGTAATTCTGGTGAAACTATGTTTGGGATTGATAGATTAAGAGGTGGTTCAATCAATACAACTTCTGCTGGTAGGGAGTTCTGGACTTTAATTGATAATGCTAATGCAAAGAATACTTGGGATTGGAATTATAAAGGTGGTCAATTGGGTGATAGGTTAAAGGTATTGGCTGCACAAATGATGAAACCACAGTTTGATTTATATATGAGGAAATATCTTACACCAGAAGCACAGAAGATTGTTAATAGTAGTAAAGCATTGACATTTAATTTCATCTATGCCACTTGGAATGGTCCAGGTTGGTTTAAGAAGTTTGCAAATAAGTTTAATGAAGATGTTAAAAAGAATTTAAGTATTGGAGAACTTGTTGGTAAAGTTCTTGAATATAGAAGAGATAGTGGTAATAGAATTATTGTTGATACTGGAAAGAAGTTAGAGAAGATATTACCAAATATTGAAAACATTAATATTTCTCCCCTATCAACAGGTTCATCATCAGATACAGGTATTACATCAAGTGATAATAAACAACCAGGTTTTATTGATATGTTATATGATAAGTTCTTGGCTTCACAAAAGGCATCAAATAAGGCATAGAATTGCATTGTGCTTAACTTTATGATATGTTTTGCTATTGGTGCTTGTCTTTTATTATAGTGTGTCTTAAATTGCCTTAAAATAAGAAAACCCCCATATTGTTATATATGAGGGGTTCTTTGTTTAAATGAAAAAAGCAATTAAAGAATAATAAATCCCTTGTTAATTAAATACTCCTGGTTCTCATAATGTTTCTGGATTTGTTCCTCCCTGGTTAAATTGTGATATGATACAGCTAGTTTGTTCTGAATCAATCCCTCATTAATGTTTAACCCATCCTTTGTGAATACAGTTGCCAATAATCTACCATACTTCTCACGCTTGTCAAGCACAGTCTTTATTGTAACCTTATCCCCAACCTTTAAATTATCAAACAAATACCTTGTGGCCATAATTGCCTGTAATCTTAATAATGGATCCTCTGATGTCATCTCTGGTGTGTCCAATCCATACAACCTAATCTTGGTCTCATTCATAAACATGTAAAAACCCAAATCAATGTCCAGGATTAAACTGTCCCCATCAATGATTCGCTTTACTGTTGCTTTGTATTCATACATAATCTTATAGTTTATTATAAATATGTTTAGATGCAAAAGTTTGTTTTACCTATATGGTATTTAGGTGCAATTTTCATGTTTCATATTAACCTTTGTGTTTAAATATTCTTTAATTTTTTTTGTAAGCCTGTCTCTACTAACTCTCACATCTTTATTTAATTCTTTATAAATTTTATAAAAACTAACACCTTCTTCATATTGTTTAGCAGCTTTAGCTATAACCAATTCATCTAATACAAAATGTTCAAACTCAACATTGTATTTGTTTTTTAATTTTTTTCTAATCTGTGAACCACTAAACCCAGTCTTTTTTTCAATTTCTTTAATAGTTAAACCTTTCTGGAACATTTCAAATGCTAAAAGTATATCAGATTCTAACATATAAACTTTTGATTTATATTTATTATCAATATTAAAATTCTTTTTTAATTTACGTGTTATTTGAGCTCTACTAAATCTAGTCTTTTTTTCAATTTCACTAAAATTAAACCCATTTTGATACATTTCAAACACCAAAAGTATATCAGATTCTGACATGTGTTCACCTTTATATCTTTTTGGTTCTAATTTATCGTATTTAATATTTGACCATAAATAACCATATGCTATTCCACCAGTTTTACATGCTCTACTTATTAACCTATTACATAAAGGCAAACCTAACTCTTTAATTAATAAGTTTTGAGATTCAAAAGATTTAATATAATCACCATTCAAAGAATATTGATAAGTTTCAACTGATTTGTGATTTTTCTTACCTGTTTTACCAAAAAAAGGATTTTTTTCACCTTTAAAAACACCACTCAAAAGACTTCTTTCTCTAACTTTAATACAAACTTCTTGAGTATGTTTATAACCCTTTCTAACACCATCACCACCATTTGTTTGATTTTTTAAAATGAAACCTCTTTCTTTATGTAATCTTATTTCTTCTATTTCAGCAAAATCACCTTTATCTTTTTCTACTTCACAAATAAGTGAAATTTTTAAATCATTATAACCATATTTACTAAGCCAATTATATAATTTAGTTTTTTTATTTTTTTTAGAATTATATATATGTTGTCTAAACCTAAGTTCCAATGATTTTTCTGTTTTACCAATATAAATCACATTTGGGTTATTTTCATAAAATATTTTATATATTTTTACCATTTTTATAGTTTTTATGTCTTTTTTAGCAACTGAAACTTAATTGTTTTTACTAGTTTAAAATATAACCACCCTCTTTAAGGATCTTTACCACCTTCTTCTCAACTGTTGTGCAAATGGCTGGTTTATTTGCAATGCTACCAAACTTACCATCAGAAAAGATAATATAATATTTCTCCTTATTGTTATCGTAGAACCTTGTAACCTGGCAATATTCATTTTTATCATTTTTGAATATACCATAACGTTTTCCAAGCAATAACATCCATAATCTTTCCATAGTCTTTTGGTTTTGTTTATTTCTCCTGCTAAGATACAAACTTTATCCCAAATACCAAAATATCATTGGGGTTTATTTATATAATCACTATATTTCTTTGTCTGGATAATAAACATTGTTTCATTCTTTATTGGATATGTCTCCACAAACCATTTGCAATAACTAAAATCCTGCTCCAATACATCAATTATCTTCTTACCCTTATGTTTGCCAAACCAGAACATATGATCACGACTTAATTTCATTGGGATATTCTTGCTTTGTATATATGTTGATGTTTTTGAATTTGGAAATGTCCTAACAAACCAACTACAATAGTTTATATCCTTCTGGAATACATCATCAACCATCTCCCCATTGTATTTGCCAATATAAAACTTCATATCATTTTATTTATACATCTCCGGATAATCATCCATTAATTGTTTTTTAATCTTGTTTCTACCCAAATTAACCAATTCATTATAATTACCACTATCTATAATCCCAACTGATAATTGTATGAAATCAGGCTGGGGATTGCCCAAATGTTTTATCATTGTCTCAGCAATTAAATAATTTTCTGGGGCAACCCTAAATGATATATTTGGATTATAGAATTGTTCAAAATAATGATATTTCTCATCCAGTTCCCTTATATCAATCATTTGCTCAATTTTATTTTTTAAGTAAAGCTGTTTCATATTTTTATTCGTAATAAAATTCATCCAATATAACCTTCCAATCATTTATCTGCCCATCAGAATCAATGTCCATAATAATATAATCACCCCAACCATCCTTCTTTGGAGATAACATCCTGGGAACATAATCCCTAATCTTCTTTATTAACTCCATATTGCTATCAAGAAGTTTATATGTCCCATTATCACATACCTTATAATGCGTGGTTGCCCTAACCCCCTGGGTCCAGTTTACAATCTTTCCAGTATTGATGTTTATCAATGGCTTCCAACAATCCCCATCCCTACAAGGAATGTTACCATCCTTATCCTCAATCCCATTCATTATACCATCATCCCAGCGTCTTACACCAGCCTCAACAAACAAATACTCAATGTCAAACTCTTTTGTAACTGTGAATTTTGCTTTCATAATTTATTGTTTTTTTTAATTTGTTTTTTAATCCCGTGATTTACACTAGAAAAGGGAATTTGTCTTTGTCCTGGATCAAAAACTATAAAATCATATATATAAGAACATTCATAATGACTTCTATGTGTGCTAATAAGATTAACTATCTTATTGTGTGTTCCATTACTATTGAATGCTAAATTAATATTTTTTTTAATATTCTTCATGTTGTTTTTCTAATTCATTTTCAATCTGACTATATAGTGTAATCTTTAATATATCTCTTACACCATTAAGAGTTTTATCACTCACACTATTATATACATTGGCTTTAAGACAATCATCTGTTCTTGTTAGAGATTTAGCCAATCTAAAAAAGTTTATCTTATCACCAATACTTGTTCTAATATTTCTCATCATTCCTATTTAAATTAGTATCATTCTGGTCAAGTATTGAAGCCTTGAATACTGTTCCTCTTACACCAAGAAGAGCATATTCAACAACAATATCATATAGATCAGGCCCAACACTATTTATTGTTTTTTGGTCATATTTATCCCACCTAATGTTGTTTAGAATATAACCAATTTTTGCATTAACATTTCTCATCTATTTGTTTTTTAAATTATCCTCAACCTGGTCAGATATTGAAATCCTTGCTATAGCACTTACACCAATAAAAGGATTAGTTATATTGCCAATTACATTTTCCATAACGTAACCATTTATTCTTGGCCTACACTTGTACCATCTAAAAGCATTTATCTTATCAGCAATATTTCTTTTAACATTTCTCATCTATTTGTTTTTTAAATTATTCTCAACCTGGTTAAATATTGAACTCCTTAATACACCGCTTGCACCATGAATAGTAACTTCAACCACATTGGTATATACGTCAATTGCAATGTAATCATCTATTTTTATTTTATGCATACCCCGAATAAAATCAAGTATATCATCACCAATCTTTCCTCTAAAATTTATCATTTTTTATAAATTAAATTATTCACCAATTCCATTTTGACAGCAGAACTAAATTCAATTTCTCTATTAACTTTACCATTTTGTGTAGAAAGGCAAATTCTAAACATATCTCTTCCACCATCAAGATTTGAATCAATTAGATTATGATGTATATTTTCCTCAAAGCCATTTCTATTTTGTTGTTTATACATCCTTTGTATAAAAGTAATTGTAAAATCCCTAATCACCCCTTTTTTATTTCTCATAGTTTAATTTGTTTTCAATCACATTACGTACCTCATAACCACTTTGAATTAGAAATATAATTGAAAAATTTACTTTATCTTTCATACTCTGATGAACAGTGTTAGTTACTTTATCATTATCTCCAAGAACAACAGATGTGTTTGCTGTAAATTTATTGTGTCTTAAATAATTCATACATTCACTAACACTTGTTCTAATATTCTTCATAGTTTAATTTCTTTTTTAAATTATTTTCAATATGAGAATAAACCTGATCTGTTATCTGCATTTCTATATTATAAGATATCATATCCCCTATCTTACGCCAAGATTTTTGCATAGTGTGATTTGACACTATGTCTAACATTTCAGCACGTAATTTGGCTTGACCTCCAATCTTAATCTTTTTCATATTATTTTTCTAATTTATTTTCAATCTCCTTACACACATCATAAGTAGATTCAATTTTTTTAATGTCATTAGAAATATCCCAAGTACAACCCCAGGCAACACCATTTATACGATTAATTGTAATTACAAACATAGCAGCATCAACTCTAGTACGTAAATTAACCTTTTTACTAATATTTTTCATATATTTGGGTTTTAAGACGGTCAAGAACCTGGATTATTATATCCTCTTCTATATCAAAGGATCTATCAAGAAGCTGGTATATTACATCCTCTTTTGAATTAAAAGATTTAACTGAAATAGAAGTCCCAACACAATCAAATACTTTATTTGAAATTTTGTCATGGGTATTACTAAATTTTGCTCCAATTGTGTAATGAATATTCTTCATTCTATTTGTTTTTTTACTTTTTCTACAACCTCTCTATATAAAGGTAAAGTTCTTAACCAAACTACTGAAAAAATAACATTGTTTGCACAATCATAAGTCTTGTGTTCAACACAGTCAACTGCATTATTTAATCTTTTCCTATAGGGAAAATTAAAACTAATATCATACTTTATATTATTCATTGTTGCCTATTATTAAATTATTTTCAACTTCAAGCCAGTGAACATCACTATTTTCTTTATACATTTTACTTCTTATTTTAACTTCTAAATTAGAGCATAATTTATTGGACACCCTAGCCTGTAACCTCTCCTGGAATATACTCCATATATCATCTAATTTTTTTTCAAAAATGTTCTCCATAATTATGTTTTTTTAAATTATTTAAAGTCTGAAAATACACCTGGTTCTCTGTCTGAGCCAATATATTGAAAAATGCCTTATCCCTTATCTTATCTTCCAAAAGATAATTTACTTTCTTGGACAACTTAGCCAGTAAATGCTCCCAAATCATATCCCATTTCTGAAAATTCTTTACACCAATGTTCTCCATGATTATTTTTTTACGTTATTTTTAATAAGTGAATAAAACTGGTGACTTACCTCAACTAGCATATTATCATAAACCCTACCCATTATATTTTGTAAACAGAAATCCATTTTCTTATATACCTTTATATTTAAAGGCGAATGTAATTTGTTAGTTATTTTCAAATCAATTTTACTAATATTTATCATATATTGTATGTTTTACATTGTTTAAGATAGTTTTTGTGTTTTCATAAATTGAGTTTATTTTCTCATCTGTTATTTTATTCTTTATATCCTGATCAAAAAATACTGTTTTATATGCCATCTTTTGTGTAAAAGAAACCCCCCTATCTGCCAATATGTATTTAATATTTTTCATTTATTTTTTTTTAATTTACTACCAATCACCAAACAAACTGGTAAACTTGTTTGCGTAAATAATAGTCTGTTAATAGGGCTATTACTCCTACTGGTTCTATCCCAGGCATAACCCACAACATAATCAAATAACTTATATAAGATTTTACCACGTGTTTTTATATCAATTTCATGACTAATATTCCTCATCTACGTTAATATTTAAGACCTCTATATTATTCCAGCCATTATTCAAAACATCCCAGTATATTGGGTGTTTCACTTCCATATTAAGATTACGACTAACAGCATTATTTATTATACCACGAATATAACTAGCAACATGATAAGATATTTTATCCGAAGTGTCATTACGCTTAGTATTAACCCTATTACCAATTATAGAGTTAACCCTCTTCATAACTTTACATTTTGTTTTACTTGTTTCACTACCCTATCCCTTACTTTATTAGATACCTTATCACTTACTTTATTACATACCTTATCACTTAATTCATTACATACTTCATTACTTACTTTAACTCCAAAACTAATTCTCCTCTTGTACAACTTTTCATGAATCTGATTAGAAAAACTGTTCATAACTTTACATTTAGTTTTACTTGATTCACTCCTTGATTCATTATTTTATTGCTTATCACTCCTTCATCCCCTGCTTTAGCCCTTACTGTAAGCCTAACATTATCACTAACTTTATCCCACGCTTCATCACCCAAACCAATTCTCATCTTATATAATGTAAAATGAATCTGATTACAAATATTTTTCATAAATTCATTTTTTCAATAAATGGATTTAGGTTATTCCCCTGGACTTCTGGAATAAAGTATTGCACCTTATCATAATGCCAAACTTCTTTCCCAGTTATATCATCATAATAAACCTCAATTGGTTTTGTTGAATGGGTGATTTTATGACAATAATCCAAATGAATTTGGCTGCCATCCCTAAATATAAATTGCTCATTATAATATTCAATAACTTGACAAATCTCTTCAACTTCAATCTCGGAGCAATACACATAAACCCAATCACCTATTTCAATATCCAAATCATCCACAATGATGTAATGATCTTCACTAATATTCACTAGTCGCATATTATTTAGTTTTTTTGTTTGTAAGATTGACCAAATGTCCTGGGGAGAGTATTAACCAACTGCTGAATTTCATCAGGCTCTAACTCAATTGTTACCCCATTTTTAATTATAATCATTTTTAAACCTTCTGTCCAGTGAGAATATTCAAAAAGACCATCTGTATTGCATATAGAATATGAAAAAACATTGAACTCTGTTGAGGTGGGGGTAATGGTTTCATTAAGTTGTTTCATCTTGTTTAGTTTTTTTAAATTGATTAAACCACTCTTGTAAAATTTCCTCTGCTGATTTATTAGAATTTTGCATTGTTGAGTTAAATTCTTCTTGAAAATAAAAATGTGCAAAACTAATCAAATCTTCCTCACTATACATCTGTTCTTGTTGCCATTTCGCGCCTTTTTTAAATGCTTCTTTTGTTAGCCAATTACCAACGTTTACCCCCAAAAGGTAAGGATTGAAGTCTATATAAATATTTTTAGCAGCCTCATCAACTGTTTCTTTTTTAGGAAGACATTCTTTGTTACAAATACCTTCGCAATACATACAACCTCTAGCTATATAGTTCATTTTATTTCTTTTTAAATTGTTCAATAATGGTTTCACAATCACTTAAATATTTACCACAATGACCTTTATCTTTGTAGGTGTATTTAAGATGATTTATTTCTGAAATACTACGTTTAAGCATCTCTAGTAAATCATTAACTTCTTCCTCACTATACATTCTCTCTTGCATCCATTCAGCACCTTCAATAAATCCTATTTTATGTGCATAAGGATTTAATCCATTTTTATATTCTGAATTTATTTTATCCCAGTTATTTTCAGCAGCATCTTCAACCGTTTCTTGTTTACGTTTCATCATAATAGAATTAGATATTCTTTCTTCCTTCTTTGCTGATTCTGTGTATGTGAGTTTTTCTTGTTTAGGTTTACCACCAAACAAACCAGATGCTAAGTCATTAAACTCTTTTGTTCCAATTTTTGGTAATCCAAAATATTCTAAATTTAATTGTTTAGGTTCTTTTTTTGGAATAATTATTTTGTATTCCTTATGGAAAGTTGGATAACTTGTATGTCCTGCAAATCCAACATAATCTTCTACTTCAATTTCTCTAACCTCAACCTCCTCACAACTTGGATTATTAACAAACCATTCTAAAAACTCATCATCAATAGCTTGAACATGGTCTTTAATCAAGTCTTGGTCTGTGGTTAGGATGATTTTTTTACATAGTTCATATCTATCATAATAACCTAAACGATATTCAGCAAAAAAATATTCATCACCATTTTTATAGATAATTAAATCCCCTTCTATAATTTCTTCATCATTAGTGATGTATAGGTGTTGATTTTCGCTATCCAAAATGTTAGGCATAACCCTATCAAATAACCTTAAATCATTAAAGACTTGCTTACCTTTTTTAGTTAGATATCCTAACCTACTTGGTTTATCTGTTGGAATTATGTGTATGTTTTTCATAATATTTATTTTTTAGCAATTTCAATCATTTTTTGTAAAATTGACTCTTCTACTTCTTCATATGTTTCAAAAATAGGACTATTCCAATCCCCCCATTCAACCCACCATTTATCTACATCAAACTTCTTTGGCTGCATATAAACACCATACTTCTCCCTAAACCACCTGAATACTTGTTGGTATAGTGGTGTTACTAATCTAAATCGGTCTTCTGAAAATATTTTACTAAAATTAGAATTGGTTATGAGTCCAGAATTATCAATTATTACTTTTGTTTTATTTTCTTGAAAGTATCCAAAACATGGTTCGTCAAAATCTAACTGTTTGAGTTCTAACGCTATTTGATAACTTACAAATTCCTTTTCCATATTAATTTATTTTGTTTTTAGCAATTTCAATCAATTTTATTAAACACTCTAACTCCGCTTCTTCGTAAGTTCCAACTTTAGGGTCTTTATTAAACTCTTCCATTGTTCTTTGTTTAGCGTATTCTAAACCTGATAATGACATATCATAAATGTGACAATCAAATTGTTTAGTATTTGGTCTAAACCCAATAAACCCTCTTAAATTATACTTCTCTCGAAACCACCTGAATGCTATAGCATTGACCACAGTTCTGTGAATCTTATTTAATGGTAATTCATCAAGATATTCTGGCGATATGTCAGTATCTTTTAAATTATGAGTTTTTGATAACCACTCAAACAATCCTAAAGATTCTAATTCATTGTATATTTTCATTTTGTTTAGTTTATGGTTAATAAATTCCTTAAAACCTATCTGCAATCTTATTAATTAGTTCCTCATCCTCAACAGTCAATTTCCAGTAGTTTTCACTTATTTTAGAAAGTTGTGTTTTCCTATCATCATATTTATCATCACCACCTCTATTAAGAACAAATCCTATATTATCATCTTCCATTGCTTGTAATAGGTTCTCTCTAAACCTTTTGTTTCTTTTGAACATATAGATGATTTCATCTGAATAATCATCCAAATCAATATCAGCTTCCACTGTAATGTATGACATAACTATTATTTTTTTTGATACACAAATATAAGGGAAATAAAATTACTGCGCAAGTTCTTTCTGTAATATTTTCAAAACAGCATGACTTGTATGACCATCAAAAGGAAATAATGCTTTTGATGTTTCTGGGACTTTAAAATCATCCCACCTATCTGCTGGATAGTGATTGGATATTTGGCCACTTGGTAATTTTGCCACAACAATAAACCAGCCCCCACCAAAACAAGGATAACCATCATTATGTTTCCAACTCTTATGGACACTATATTTGGTGTTCTGCATCACCTGGTTCAAATCCTGGAACTCTTCATCACCTTTCTGATTTGCCCACTCATTAAACAATAAAGCATTGTAGGCTGCTCTAAAATCATATAATTCCTTAAAGGTGTGATATCCATCAGAGGTGTTTTCTGTTACTTTATGATAATCCTCTTCTAGTTTCTTGATACGTTCAAAAACCTCATTTGGGATTGTGTAATTTGTAATCCTGCTACCATACTGGCTATTGATAACATCACATAAATAATCAACTGGTGTTTTCATAGTTTTAGTTTTTTTGTTGTTATAATTTTTCTATTTCTTGTTTAACTTCTAAATAATGTGCAATAGACCTTTCCATTTTAAAATCAAGATTAAAGTTAAGTACAAACAATATCTTATCAACTGCAATCAAAGCACATTGTTTAGCCTGTCCCCAAGCTGTATAGGTTTCCATAAATTCCCCTAAAGGCTCATCAATCCAAGTCTCATTAGGAGTTGTTTGATAGAATGTATCAACTAGCTCTTTTGCTTCTTCTTTTGGTGTTAAAATCATTTTGTTTTGTTTTTCTAACCCATTGTATATTAGTTTTTCCACATCCTTTTCCATTTCCTTTTCCATTTGTTTTAGATAATCATAATCATCATTTATTCTATCTTCCCAATGTTGTTGACTTCCTATATAATTTTCTGTTTGTTTGCTCATTTTATTTGTTTTTTACAACCTCAATTAATTTATTTAAACCTGCTAAATCAGCTTCTTCATAGGTTTCATATTCCCAATCACCAGAAGGTCTATTTTTTGGCATTGTATGGTATTCTTCACCTGTTTTATGATTCCAAATCCAATAATTGTAACCAAGTTCACAATTGTGCTGATCAGATGTTGCTTCTACTGAAAATTGCCAATCAAACTTCTCCCTAAAAAACCTAAATGCTGCTGTAAAAGTAGGAGCTGAAGCATCTGTCTCTTTATTATGCTCATTATAATCTTGAAGACCATTTATAGTATCTAAAAAGATATGTTTATTATGTCTTCCAAGGTTGTAATCTATTATTTCAGTTTCTTTATAATTACCAAAACAAGGTTCTCTAAAACCTAGTTTTTTAAGTTCTAATGCTAGTTCATAAGGGACAAGGTCTTTAATAGCCATAATTATTTAGTTTTTGAAAATGTAATTAAAAATTATGCTTCAACATAGTCTTTTTTACATTTGGTTCTAAATTTTGATATAATTGACCAATAATCTGTTCAAAAACTTCCCCTTCTGCTTGAATAAGCACTTTATTACTTATTTGAAGAATACTTTTTTTAACTACATAGGTAGTTACTTTATCTCCTAATTCTTTAGATATTTTCTGGCTTACACTATTCATAATTTTAGGTTGTTTTGTATTTGAAACCATAGTTGACCATTTGTTTGAACCTCTCCTACTCTAAGTATTTTTTTTCTTAATTGCATATTTGGTTTATCATGTACAAAATAACCCACTTGCATATACACTTTATCTATTACATTTTTCATACTTTAAATTTTAAGTTTGCTTTCATTTGCATAGATACTTGTTGGCTAACTTGCCTCCATACCTGATGATATACTTGATGCCTAGCATTATTAACCACTGGTACCCGTGCATGTTTATTCCATCTTGGATACTGGACTTTAGCTTCTATTTCATGACCTACATTTCTCATACTTTAAATTTTAGGTTTTCTTTTATTTGAATAGATACTTGTTGATGAACTTGTGTCCAAGGTCGTAGATATACTTTATCCCTAATATGATGAACCACTTGTATTGATATGGGAGTAATGGATCGTGGGTTTTGTATTTTATTTCCAATTTTACTAGCCACATTTTTCATGCTTTTAATCTTTTTTCTATTTTGGAAAACAATTCTTGAAGTGTTTGATTACCAAATTGGGGGTAATCATAGTATTCAATAGTTATTTGTTTACGTAATTCTTTACGTAATACAAAATTAACTTTCATACCTATATGTTTCCGTATTTTATCATCTACATTTTTCATGCTTTTAATTTTTTTCAAAATAAAAAACTATATCAATCTCATTCTCCTGGACAAGACCATAACGTTTTGCAATTTTATATTGGGTTGATTTCTCATTTAGATGTTTCATGAACCCTTTAATCAAAGACCTAAACTCTTCCAAAGATAATGAATGTTTATTAATATTGCAACTTGGACAGCTTGGATTTTGATTTTCAATTGTTAATCGTTCTGGATGCTGCATAGGATTATCTTTATCTATCACAAATTTCTTCTTAACTTTGTCATATATATGATTTCTTTTAACAGGTTCTATTTCGTCAATGTGCCAACCTTTCTCTAACTTATCACCACAATAACAACATCTACCATTGCATTTTTCAAACAACAAATCTCTAACTTTCTTACTCATAAAATTATCTTTGGCAAGTTTCTTAATTTTAGGTTGATTATTCCTTGCATATAAGCCCCCATCCAAACATTACCAGGAAGATATTCTTTTATTTTTATTACACCCTTTAAATTTCTTAGAGTTTCATCATGCACTTGATTCAAAATTATAGTTCTTATACTTTTCATAAAATTATCTTTGGCAAATTTCTTAATTTTAGGTTTATTGTCACTCGACTATTAAACCACCTAAACTGATTACCAGGTAGGTATTCTTTTTCTTCTATTGTATCCTTTAACTTAACTTCAATTTCATCATACACTTGATTCAAAATTTCAATTCTTACACTTTTCATAATATTATAGATTTAACTTTATACCATATTTGTTTACCTATGACACTTATTAAGCGACGACCAGTACGTAGATATGATAACTTTGTATCAACTTTAAAATCAACTCTATAACTAACATTATCAGTTTTAGTGTGAAAAACATTAACCTGTATTTTAGTAAATTTACTATTTACCACACTTGAAATATTTCTCATTGTTAGCATTTGATTTGTTGTTTTATGATATAGTTCTGTCCAGATTTTATGGCGCAATCTACTAAATAAAGTTTCATAACTTCCATTCCAAATTGGAATTCTAATTTCATTTACTAATTTATCTTTTGTTTCTTGCCCAATATTTTTCATCACTTAAACATTATTTTTATTCTAAGATTATCTGTAAAATTATGTGTCATTTGCTTAAATATTTGGTCATTTATTATTTCTCGATATCTAATATGATATGCAGGATTAATAGTTGGAATTAAGTTAAGTCTTTCTAACTTCTCTATTGATGAAATTTTCTTTGTGATTTTACTGTTCACTCTTTCCATTTCTTAATTTTAAGTTTTTTTGGATTATCTATTTCAAGCCACACCTGGTCTCTTATTGGTAAGAAAACTTGTCCATATATACCATCCTCTGCCTTATCCCACATAATTTTCCATAATCTATCACCAATATTTGTGGCAGCATTTTGTTTTATGTTAGAATTTACACCATCATATATCATCACATCAAATATGTTTCTACTAATGTTCTTCATAGTTTAATTTATTCTTTATTTGGGTAATTAATTTTTCTGCCATATTATTATCCACCTGCAACCAAGAAGGATCCCATAATTTAACTGTAAGTTTAGTATATATTTTCCATCCTTTGTCAAATATAGCATTATCAGCCTTCATCCTATATTGGTCATATATTTTACGTAATATAAATTCATTAATATTCTTCATGTTTTAATTTATTTTTCACTTGCATAACTACATTATTAGTCACGTTATTCTCCACCTGAAGCCAAGCAACATCCCACAACTTATTTCCAATATTAGCATATATGTTGTATCCTTTGTCATTAATAATATCATTGACCTTTTCCCTATGTTGCTTATATATTTGATAAATTATTTGTTTATCAATATTCTTCATGTTTTGTCATTTTAATTTTCTAACTTGTTGAATAACATTATTTGTTAACCAATGAAAACGGCTTATTTGTATAAATTTACTATTCATGTTAGTTTTAAGATACATACTATATGATATATCTTTTGTAACTTTCTCCTTAATCTTTAAATGTATTTTCCACACTATTAAGTCCCCAATGTTATCCATGTTTAAAATTATTTTTCATATTAGGAAATAAATTTTTGATTATGTTATAATATGCAATGTTATCTACCTGATTTTTTGATTCATCCATAATAGGTGCAGCTTGAAACCATGCTTTCTCATACTTCTTACCAGGATAAATTTTATCAATATATAATCCTTTTGAAGTTATAACTCTGGAAACATTCTTCATTCTTGTTTATTTTAAAATGGTTTCTTTAATCAATGGTGGTTGTGCATTAGTTATCTGATTACGAACCTCACTATTTAATTTGAGGTGAATCCTATACATTGTATCCATACTCCAAAAACTCACAAGCGTAGGTGTACGATATTTAACTAAATAATTAATTTGATTATGGATATGTTGTTTAACATTCTTCATTTTATTTATTTTTTCTAATTAAAAACCTAACAATAGGTATGCAGGGCATTTTATTCTGTATCTGCTCTAACATCTCCTCAAATTCTAAATCACTTTTACGCCTCAAATATTTATTTACTTTATAATCAATAAATGCTTCATTATTTGTATTTAAAATATCAATTTGTTTTGTTATTTTTGAACCAACGTTTTTCATACTTTTGTATTTTAAAGTAAGAAGGCTACTTAAAAATCTCCAAGTAGCCTTCTTTGTTATTAGTCAATAACCCTTTTCTTCATATTCTCCAAAGGATCAAACCTTGTCTGGATTCCAGCATAGTATTTGCCTGGTGGAACAATAGTGTGTCTGTGGTCTTTTTTAGGCGTAATAACAGCCGTATCCATAGAAACACCAGATCCTAATAGTTCTGACTGTAATGAGTGGTTTAGAATACACTCATCATGAGCCTCAATAAGAAATCCCCCATCTGGGTATTCATAAATGTCATAGTTACCAAATAAGGCATGGAAACTACCTGACCTTTCTGATGCAGCAATAAATTGCTTTTGCACCTTTTTAACATCACTAGGGAGTTCAGTTAATCCAAAGAACTGGACATCACCTTGGTGGAAAGAAATGTTGGAAAAATTTAATTTACTCATTTTTTTGTTATTTTAAGTTTAAAATTTAGTTGGCAGAATACCACGTGTAATCAACAGAACCAGGAACATTACTTGGTCTATGCCATTTGGCACACTCAATAGCATCAGTGAATGTTGGACATGTATCAATTAGATACACAGATTTAGTGCTAGGACAAGTGAACTCAATCCAGGCATAAGGTTGGTCAAACTCACCTTTGCTGTTCTGTAAGAAAGGATATGTGCTTTTTGTTTTGTATATCCTTATAGTTTCAGCATAACCATTTTTGTGGGTCACATTTTTCTCATCAACAGTAATTGCATCTAGCATTTCCAATAATCCCTCGTTTCCAAAATTCTCTTTTATAATAGTGATGATGGCTGCTTTAATATCCTCATTACTCTCATTGTGGAAACGTATCTTTGCATTAATTAATGCATCACAATCCTTGAATATCTCCTCCTCAATAAACCTGCCATTCACATAGTGCTGACCATACCCATCAGCAAACTCAATAGCATACCCTGTTGTGCAATGCAAGTCATTGTTTTCATTTCTTGCAATCTTTTTTGGGTATTTTGATACCAAGCAAACCTCATCCATTTGGATTTGAGCATAAGAGTTTTCAACACACTCTAGGATTAGATTAAAATCCTCTCTGTATTCATCAAGGAAGTCAAAGTTGTCCATAAAGTAGCCATAGAATGACAACCAAGGAATATCTTCTGCATTGATATATACAGAGAATGGTTCATATTCAATGTTATCACCTGTATTACCCTTTAACCTGTTAATTTCTAATTGACAGGCCATTGGGCTATCTAATAGAACCACTCTTGGTTCTTCAAGGCCACAAAATTTGTATAACTTTTTCATAGCTATCTCTGTCTTTTCAACATTATGGTTTTTATAAAACTCATAGTTGAATATTTTGCTCAGCCAGGCATCTCTGTGGATGTCTAGCTTAGCTTCCTGTTCTGGGGTTAGACTCTCAATTTTTTGCATCTTTCTATTTTTAAGTTTTAACAAATGTAATATATTTTTTTCACAATTCAAAACCATATTTTAATTAAAAACCCCCACTTTTGAATTAATTTTATTGTAGATAAAACCAATTTTGTTTTTGAAAAAGTTTCAGCATCTGTGCTAGTTTCAAACAACTTGCCAAATGTTAAGATAACAGTATCGCGCATTTCTTTTTTTTCAATGCCCTTATCTGGACCAGAAAAAACCATTGAACTAACTTCTTCAATTTGAATGATTTGCACTTGAAACCAAGTACCTGACTTTATTACTTTTGTGGTGATTTCCATTGTGTTTGTTTTTTGTTAATGCAAAGATAATCTTTAATCTTGAATAAACAAACACTATGAATAAGTTTTTCATTTTATTTTATAATAATCTTCTAGGAAAGAATGTAATCCCTCAATTGTCCTGGGAATTTCCACGTTTGTTTCTTTTGTTCCAAAATCTATGTCAAAAATATAGAAATGAATCCACTCCCAGCCAATGTTTCCATACTCTTTCAATATGGTTTCTTCAAACGATTTAAAGAACACATCCCATATTGCAGGTTGATCCTCTTTCTCTGAATGGAATTTCTTAAAGTTATCCATTATAATCTTGAACTTATCTAAAGTCATTTGTTATTACTTTTTATATGTTAATATCAAAATATAATCTTCATAATCCCATGACCTATGAATGTAATAATCACTATCAATTAACTTATAACCAAATTCTAATCCTAAATTTTTTGCTCTTTTATTCACAAAATCTTTGATAATTTCTTCTTCAGTTTTGCCTTTATATTGTGTTTGCTTTTTAAAGCCCTTCCAACATAAACTAGAAAACCCCTCATAGTATTTAAAAGTATTATCATTAATATACTGGATATATGTTTGATGTTCATAACCATCATAGTGATCAGGTTCTAACAATAAATCATAATCTGGTTCATCAGATAATTCTTCTTTAATATCTTCATCAGAAATATTCTTTAAATACTGGTCTATTAAGTCTCTCCTTAATGCATCAGCAAAAGAACCTTCTGGTAAACAATTAGTTTGTTCATTTAAATAACCCTTTATTGTAGTCTTAATGGAATCTCTCAAATCATTCATGGGTATTATTTTTTGTTACGAAGCAAAGATAATAAAAATTTATACAATTCTCTACTGTTTGTGATATATTTTAATTCTTCATCATTATATTCATCACCAACCAATCTTCTTTTAATAACAACTAACTCATCATCACCTAGGTATAAGAATGTCCCAGTGAAATCATCATCTTTTTTGAGATTCCAGACATAACCCCCACCCCAATCTGCATTATTTGTGAATGGTTTTTTATCTAAATGATTGCTAATAACTCTCTTTAATTTGGATGTGTTCTGAAAAATATCTTCATCCTCTTCAAATTCATCAAATAATAACTTATTGCCATTTACATCAAATGTATTGTTGTCATCACTAAACAACCATTCTTCTAAATCTGGATTAATGTCACCATCACTATATTGTTCTAAATATGTCTTTTCATCAGGGGTTAGGCTTTCTTTCCCATTCTGACTAACCTTATCTAATATTTTATTAACATTCTCCTCATTCTCATTCACAAAGTCTTTTATAGTGGCTTCTATAAGTTTTCTTAATTTCATATTTTATTAATATTTAATCTAATCATTATAAAATTTATTTAAAATTTCATCTTCAACTTTTTCCCAATTATTATTATAATATTGTTCTGTTTCATCATCCATAAAATAAGTAGGTTCAAATTCGTGTTCTTCGCTCCTACCAGTGCCAAATTGATTTAAAATACCTTCAATTTCAATTAATTTACCATCAATAGTAATTTGATAATTGACATAAAATTTATCTGATCCTGTAATTTCAATATCCAAATTTTCTTTTCTTAATGGTTCATTATTTATTAATTTCCATTTTAATGGTGCTTTTTGTTTTTCCTTTTCTTCAAGGAATACAAATATTTTTTTAAATTGTTCTTTTTCCATTATCTAAATATTTTTATTATATAAATATAATAATCATTACTTTTTCAAACTTTGGAAAATATGTGCAATCACATCCACTGTCCAACCATTGCCCAACATTTTGTATCTATGTGAATCCAATAAACCAACATTTGTATAGTTATCCGGAACAGTTTGCAACCTCTCACATTCCAAAGGTGTTGGTATTCTCAAATAATCATCAGAAAACTTTATGTTTGTTGATCCTGAATTTGATATCCCATGCCCAGATGTTGTCAATGTCTTTGACTTCCTTTCTGGTGGTCTAATATTGCCCCTAGATTTCTTATATGATAATGTCCCCTCTTTCTTCTTATAGAACCTCTCTGTGATGTTATATTTTTCATCCACCTTATCCTCCATAATATCCTTCAAGCACAATCCTAGGTCATCTGGTTGGCTTATTTGACCAATATTTGTCCAATATAATCTCTTCCTATCCTGGGCTGAAACAAGGTTTGAATTTATCATCACAGGCTCAACTCCCAATGTGTCACTTATGATTTTTTTCCAATAATCTTTCATCATAACATTTTCAAGAAGAAAATATTTGGGTTTTAATTCCTTCAATAATCTAACATATTCCCAAAACAAATAGGATTCACCCTCAAACTCATATCCTTGCTCTTTTAATTCAAGATATGAATCCAATGATAATATATCCCTCTGATCCTTTGTTGACATACCTTTCATCTTTCCAGCAAATGAAAAAGATTGACAAGGTGAACCCCCCATTATCAAATCAATTTGGGGTAAATCACTTGCCTTAATCTTTGATACATCTCCCAACTGGATTGTGTTTGGGAAGTTATGTTGTGTAACCTTTATTGAATTCTTTTCAATCTCTGATGCAAAATATTTATCATATTCAACACCAACACGATTTAAGGCAATCTGCCCGCAACTCATTCCATCAAATAAACTTAATACATTCATAGTTGTTTTGTTTGTAATCCTGGTTGGATTTGAACCAACGATCCCCTAATTAAAAGTTAGGTGCTTTAAACCACTAAGCTACAGGATTATTAAAAATTGTTACCACAACTGGATTTGAACCAATACTAACAGAATCAAAATCTGTGGTGCTACCTTTACACCATGTGGCAATTTAAAAAGAAATAAGTTTTTTGTCCCCGTTGAACATCATGATCCAGTTTTACCTGGATGGTTGGATTTTCCTAGTTGCTACCAAATTGGCCACAGTAGCCCATAGTTATATCAAACTCTCGGTCACTTGCTAATATATCGCGAATCAAGCAAGTTAAACCTTACATATACCCTGGGGTTTCACCAGAGTCATCACTTATTTTCATCTTTTGAGGTTAGTGTTAGAATTGTACTAACTCTATGAGATTTGCAGTCTCACTGGTCTCCATGACCAAACTAACCATAATTGGGTGTTTGATGGGATTCGAACCCACATTTAATATGAGTCACAATCATACCCCAAAGGCCAATACGGGTTCCAAACACAGTGGTCTTATAGGGATTTGAACCCCAACTTCAGCATCCGTAGTGCTGTGTGCTGTCATTACACAATAAGACCAAAATCAATCAAGCATTCTACTCCCAGCCCCGAGGAATTGTATCTAACTTAGCCCATCTCACCGCTGTGTGGGTACTTGACCTTTTGTATTTTCCTAATTCAATTCAGGTATTTGTTCTTTTAAATACTTATAAATCTTCCAAGTTTGAATTTTAGGTGAAGAAATAAATGGATATAAATTCTTCCAGTCTGTCTTTTTCATCACATCTAAAACTCTTTCTTGGTATGTTTTATTGTTTATAATCACATAATTTTCCTGACAAAATGTTCCTATTTCCTTCACTTCTTTTCCAATACTTGCCCCATATGTATTCATAGCAAAATCAAAAGTTTCAGGTTTTTTATATGTTCCACCTCTTCTATATTCACCAACAAATACATCATTTAACTTGTAATCTATTGCTTTTTTGTTAATCCCATTTTTAGGCCTTTGGTACACATTAAAACAACATAATAATTCAATACCACTATATTTAATTAAAGGCAACACTTCTGAATGGATTAAATCAAACTCATACATTTGTTGATTATTGTTATATTGACTAACAGGTAATATAAAAGCAATATAATCACCCATTTTAGCTGCTTGTTTATAAAAAGCAACACTCAAAGTATTCCTTGTCCCAAATGGGGGGTTTCCAATAAACAACCTACCTTTCTTATAAGGTAGTTCAAGTTTTAGAAAATCTTGTTTAATAATACTTTTATGTTCAGGCTCTAAATCATAAGCAATGCAATTGGGTATCTGTAAACTAAAACTACCTCCACCAGCAGCTGGTTCAATTGTTTCAGTTATTTCAAATCCTAGATTATTTACAACATCAATACAATATTTTGCAAGTTCTTTTGGTGTATAATATTTGTCTAAATTTATTTTTGACATGATTGTTTTTTTTTAAAAGTAAAACAGAAAGTGTGGGATTCAAACACCGCACATGATACCGACCATGATACCAACCATGATACTTTTATCTTTTGCGTAGGTGGAAGATTCAAACCATACATGATACCATACATGATACCAATTACACCACACCTACTTTAAAATCACTTGGATTTTTTGCCATCCAATTCTGTAAGTTTGTTTTCAAACTCTACAAGCCTTCTGTCAAATCTATTCTCAACCTCATCTATGATATTATAAATATCCCTGTGGAAGTTTGAATTAGCATGTTGTTTGTCTTTTAATTCATCTGTGATTGCGTTCACTTTGGCTTTAAGATAAATAACACCAGTAAATGACCAAAATAATGTTACGATAATTGTGGTGACAATTGCACCTAATGCAAATTCTATCATAGTTCTGTTTTTAATTTACTTAAATCTTCATTTAATCTTCTAATAAATGATTCCTCACCATCATCACCAGATACCAACCAATCAATCCTTTGTGCATAAATATATGCAATCTGTAAATGAGTTATTCCTTTTTTAAATTCTTCAATAACTTCATCTGGATATTTATGCCAGAACATATCTTCTGGATACTTATTGAAATAATCATCATCAAAAGCACCCCAAGCACCATCTATAATTTCTTGTTCTGTTTTAACTCTACCATTATTTGCAATCAAATCTTCAATAGAATCAATCATATTCTTTATCTTAGATTGGTCATAGTCAAAAAATCCTCCAGACATATTTGTTGCTTTTTTTTGTTTAGTAATTAGGATAGTATTTGAATTAATGCCCCTAGTAATGCAATCACACCAAATATATAAACAATCATTGGGTCTAATGGATAACACCCTTCAACCATTACTTGATGTAGTTCTTTTAAAAATCTTTTCATTTTTTTGATTTTAGTTAGTGAGGGTAATAGGATTTGAACCTATTCAGACATAATCATTTGATTTACAGTCAAACCCAGCTCTCCCACTCTGGCGTACCCCCTAGTTTAAATTTGTTTGAGCCAATAGAGGGATTTGAACCCCCAACCCCATCTTTACAAAAGACGTGTTCTACCGTTGAACTATATTGGCAATATTACAATTTTATCTCGAACCTTTTCCGCATTTTATCAATTGCCTCGTCTGGCACATTGTGAACATTCTTCCCCCCATGCCTATTCTCAACAACTATGGAATAAACTCTATACCCATATTTTTCTGCTAACTCATAGTAGGGCTTCATTTCCCACTCTTGGGTGAATGTGTTAGATACAACAATTCTATCAACATTATACCCAGAATTATCCACCTCCATCCACTTTCTAACTTCTTCTCTGCACCAAGCATGAGCCTCTTTCAATTTTGATGCATCAAATTTATATTCACCATACTGCATAAAGTATCTATCTGCTTCAACCAATGATCCACCCAACTGGGCTGCCAATGTTGATTTACCTGAACCAGGTAGTCCTCTTAATAAGAAAAGTTCCTTTGCCATAATCTTCTTTTTATTTAATAAACATTAAAAGGTAAGTTTGTGTTCAACACAGTATGACCTTCTTTTTTAACTTTTGAACAAAAAGTTCTCAACATTTTAATAGCCTCTTCATTCTTTATTAAATCAACCATTGAAAGTCTCTTGCCACTTCCAGCATTAACAAAAGTCTGTATGGTATATTTTGTTGTATCTCCATAAAGAATTCCCTTCTTTTCATCTTTCTTTATTGCTTGATTTGTTAACCAATTTTGGAACAAATCATCAACAACCCACTCCAATTTATTACCATAACCTTCTATGCCTAGGCTATCACAATATTCTTCCATCTTTTTGAAAGCCTCTTTGGTTTTGGCTTCACCATCCCAAAGGTTGCAATCAGTACTCCCACCAGTTCCCCTATTTATACAATATCCAATTTTTTTGTTATCAAAAAAAATATCTGCTTGGAATGCATAAGTTTCTTCTGAAAACTTTGCAGAATATTTCACATTTTTTAACTTAATTCTTTCCATTGTTCTTTTGGTTTGATTACCTCACAAAGATAAACTAAAGTTTGCAGAAGTCCAAATGTAATGATTATTTTTTTTTCAATTATTTAATCTAAACTATTAGGAAAATACAACAAAGTTGGATTACGTTTCTGAATGTCAACCTGGGGATATGATTTCCTAAACATATCAACATCAAATCTTTTTGTGATTAAATGATAACCACTTTTAGTTGGGATTACTGCTTCAACCTTATTACCCCCTGGTCTAGTTTCATCAAGTATAGCAATAGTCTTTGCTAATTCTTTTTCATCTTTATCATCAATATCAACAATCCATCTATTCTCCATTCTTTTTACCTTCCCAACAACACTCTCAAATAAATTTTTCTGATTATGTTGTCCATTTTTGATTCTTTCAGCCAAAAGCATCATCATATCCAAGGCCACATCTTTATGGTTCTGTTTTTGAATGTGAATGTAGGTTCTTGCTTTGAAGAGTTCTGATAACTGCATAATCTCTTCATATTTGCTATCAAGATAATCCAGGCTATCAATACAATACGTTTTAATGGTTCTGGATGACTGGTGATTATCTCTCTCCTCTTTTGGTTGATCCTTCTTTCTTTTAAGAATATATAACATATAGAAATCACCCTCTTCTGTGAAGTTTAGTAATGGTTTGATTATGTCCAGGTTGTTTATCATGTTTTTGTTTTTTTGATAAAGCAAAGATAAACCTAAAAACTGGTAAATGCAAATCTATTTAAAACTTTTTCATTTTGTAATGAATGGCAATGAATTTCTCATGATTTATATCATTTTCATCACATATTTTAATGATTTCTCTTAATTTACCACTAACTTCTGAAACAACTTCACCTAATTTGTTTACCTCATCAATTAAGTTATCAATCTCTTCTTCTATGCTGGTATAACCCCCCTCTTCCCAATCAACATCATACAATGTTTCATCATCATCTAATGTGATATATAGAAAGGCACTAAATTTACCACTATTATGTTCAATTTGAATATAAGATGCCACATCCATTGTATATAACTCAAAAAGAACCACATTTGGTTGTTCATTTTCAATAGAAAACTGGATGCCCAGATTTTTTAGGTGTTCACTTACATTTTCAATAAACTCTGCACTATTTGCCATAACTTTACTGTCCTCAACCAAATTTGTTGGTCTGGATTGAATAAGTTGTTTTAACCTATCAATATTTTCTTGTAATTTCATATAGTTCTTTTACAATAAATATATCCATTAACTAATTAAATCAAATGATACATTATTACTATCCATCAATTCATGTAAGGTTGTCCTAACTTGAACCAAAGCATCATGTACCTCCTGGCTCATTGTGTCTGGTGCATACTTTGTCTCTGACCTCAAGTGTTGATCCAGTTCATATAAAGTCATCATTATGTCCCTACCTTTTGCAGCCAACATAAATTGCTCCATATCCTCTGGTAGATTAAATTCCAATATTGCTTTTGCCATCTTATTTAGTTTTTAATGAATTTATAAAGTTCAAGTAATAATAACCCAGCTTCAGCCTTGGTTAGAAACATCTTACCCCTATCATGATTGATATAGGTATGAACAACAAGGATTTCCTCTGAACCATTTGATTTATCAATGGTCACTACTGGTGCTTCAACATAAATTTCATTGGGTTCTGTAATCATTTTATTCTTGTTTAGACCTCAAAGATAGTAAAATACTTTTAATAATCCCAGGTAGATTTATCTACTTTTTTACCATTCATAATGCAATCAAACACATAATCCCATTTTTGATTTTTAGTGATATAATCCACTAAAATTTGGCTAAACCCCAAGGAAGTGGATCCGTTTTCTGTTTCTAATTTAATGTCTAATATTTTCATAATTTTTGTTTTAATATAAGTCTTCTGAAAACAATCTGTTGCCCCTAATTTGGGATAAATCAATTACCTGGTTTTCTTGTAATGCAATTTGAAGCCCCTCTTCACGGCTAACAAACCTATTTTTTGATGTCAAAAACCCTTGTTCATTTTCACCACTTTCAGCATCTCTTAACCCTGTAATAGCATATTTTGTGTAAATACATTGCCCATGCCTATGGCCACTAAAAACAATACCCCTATCAAGGTTTGCTGGAAGATAAACCTCAATTGGTAATTCCTTTTTAAGTTCAATGTTTTTATACCAAATAGCAGCACATATTATTTTCTCATTCATGTTTTTGTTTATATTCTTTAATAAAAGTTTCTAAATCTTGTGGTATATCACCGTAATTATGTAATTCATATGCAAAGTTTTCAACCCATTCTTCTTCATCACCATATTCTAAATATTCATAACCAAATAAATCATATTCTAATTCACATATTGCATGTCCAAGTTCATGAAATATTGTTGTTTCAACTGTCACCCATAATGGTACATTATATTCTTTAGAACCTTCTAAAATATCCTTTTCTGATAAAATAACTATTGGTATTGATGAACTTGTACCACTTCTAAATCTACCTAAAGCACCTTCTCCAATATTATTGACAAATATTATTCTAATATCCTTGAATAAATCTATTTTATTTTTAAATATTTCAATTGCTTCCCTAGAAAACTTAACTATATCAGAATGTACTTTGGTTATATCTTTAACCCCATAGTCATTAATAATATGGTTATAGTCATCACTTTCTTTATTTAAAAGAAATTCAATATCCTCATTCAAAAAATCTTGAATTGTGGTTTTAATAATTCTTCTCAAATCTTTCATATTTTATTTTATATATAAATATTAAGTTTTAAAAGTTTTGTGGTCAGGATAGGATTCGAACCTATATTGTTGAATTACCCAGCTTCAACTGCTTAAGTATAGCGTTTACCATTCCGCCACCTGACTAATTAACACCCTAATTTATCCAACTTACAGATGTTATGGCTGTCCCCCCACAGAAGGGGGTTAGGAATAGTCATTTTGTCCTGATGAGGTCGAGGTGACATCCTCTGACGTTCTCCCTATACGTCAATGTACGTGCCCATACAGTAATCACTCTGTTTCTTCATATTGGGCATACTATCTGGTGATTAACCAGAACGTATCTTTAGAGTAATAGTTTTTTATCTTTCCAATTTTTATAGTGTATAGATTTTAAGTTTTTACATTCATCACATCTACAACCTCTATTATACGCTCCTAAACTTGGGTGTTTTTTTAATTTTTCAATATTAATTCCACCTAACAATTTTATTTTACCTTTGTCAAATCCATCTTGCCAATTATCTTTTGGAGTGCCTAAAAATAAATGTTCAGGATTAACGCATTTTCTATTATCGCATTTATGACAGACATATAATCCTTCTGGAATTTCACCATAATGTAATATATATGACATTCTATGGGAATCAACTGTTTTTTTATTTATTTTAAACACTCCGTAGCCAGTTTCACCCCTCAAACAGGCAGTCCACAACCAACAATAATCTGTTTTAATTACTTTGTCAAAAAATCTTTTCATGTTTATTTATTTTAGCAATAAATATACAAACTTTTTTAAAAAAAGCAAGGGCAGGATTTGATACCTACAAGCTAGGCTCAACAGCCCAGAACAGTTTTGTTTAACGTCAGCATCCTTCTGATTTCTGTTTTGCGTCTACCATTCCGCCACCTTGCTTTGCTTGTCTTTCCAGGCTGTCAACAACTTATATACCAGCTTTGTACATCAATCACTAGGTTGTCAGCTTTGTAACAAGAATAGGATTCGAACCTATATTTAGGATTATTTAATCGGGATCCATACCGTACCTACCTTTCGGCGTGTCTAACCAGTTCCACCACCTTGCTATAAATCTTTTTGAATATCTAATTTACATTTTTGGCGATCTGATTTGGAGAACATCCTTTTGATATTCTTCTTTACCTTATCACCCCAAAAAGAAGCCCATTTTCCTTTACCAGAAGGATTCATTTGTGGTTTCATATCTTCAATAATTTTGTTAATTCTAGTTATTAATACATTTTGACCAATGAAAAATCCTACCCAAAAAGTTAAGATGAATACTGATATTAAATAAATTACTTCTATAATCATAATATTATTTTTTTAAAAAAGGTAACAATGACAGGATTCGAACCTGTATGATGTTTTATATCTGTTCCAACAGTGTGCATCAGTTGTATCTACATCTCACATCACTTAAAATTAAGTTAATTAGCGTCTAACCAATTCCGCCACCTTGCTACCATACCTCAAAGATACATCAAGATTTTTAGAAAACCAAATCTATTTTTAACTTATTTTGTTTTTGTAGCAAGAGTGAGATTCGAACTCACACGGTGGATTTTATAAGGTTATTTTCTCTGTTTTACGTTGCAACATCCACCCAACCCTTAAGCGTCTATCCAATTTCGCCACCTTGCTGTATTTATATTTTTAAAACCAATATTTACCAAGTAATTAGTTATAGCCAATAGCTAAAATCGTGGTACATGGGTGTCTATCTTTTCAGACAGAACATTTTTAATCATTTCCCAACTTTGCATTACATCTCTATCAATGCTTGCGGTTTTGGTTTTACTATCAAGTGATCTTGCAACCAATCTAAATGTATCTTCAATTTGCTTTGCTTGAAACTCGTAAATCTTCAATTCTTTCATGATTTTTATTTTACCATTTAACCCAATAAGTTCTATTTAGCCACCCAAAACCTATTTCATTTGTACCATCTGAACATTTGGTATAAGTAAACATTGGAAATATTAGCCATGTTTTATCTTCTTTCATAATTTTAATTGTTTGTAGTCAGGGCAGGAATTGAACCTGCGTCACACTCGCTTGATACCCTACACACCTCATATTTTCATATGGAACGGACTCGAACCGTCGTCACCAGTTGCTCTACCCATCTGAGCTACCTAACTAGTTAAGATTTCTAAAACCCATCTCTTACAAGGCAAGGAAACTCCATCTTATGTTTTTTGCGTAGTCAGGGCCGGATTCGAACCGGATAAGCAACCGTTTTTAATGGACTTGGAAACCATTCCGCATTACGCCCACCTGACTAAATTGCCTGTCTTTCCAAGCTGTCACCCACTTATAAGCCTCTAGGTTTTTGTTCCTGTCAGGGTAAGGCAATTAGCTGCATTGCAACTGTAGTCAGGGCCGGATTCGAACCGGATAAGCAACCGTTTTTAATGGACTTGGAAACCATTCCGCATTACGCCCACATAACTATCATAATTCCTTATTGACAATTCAAAGATACATCAATGTTTTCATAAAACCTAATTTAACTTTGTATTTTGTACTACTTGAATATATATTTTATCATTCACTTGATTTTCCAATGTATCACATATTTTAAAAATTACTTGATCATGTACACCATGAGGCACTTTGTTACGTAATTGCATTACATTTAAATACCTAACGTCTTTAAATACTTGTTCAGAAACATCCATAATTTTTGCCATACTATTGTTTTTTAAAAATTCAAGTTGCAGAAATGAGAAGTTATATAGACAAAAACAAAATCAAAATAAAAATCAAAGACCCAACTTACTTCAAAGGCAAAAACAAAAACCAAGACCCTTTTTATTACATAATTAACAATTTAATGCAACCTATGTAATGTTTGGGTTCTATCCCAGTTTTATGTTTGTAAGTTGGCGGTTGTGATATTCATCATTTGTAGTTTTTTGTCAACCTTTCGGTTAACCGGTCATTAATATACCTCCCATTCCCACATAAAAGTGGGGGTGCTTAAACTCCTGCAAAACACCCCACACTACCCCTTACTCTTTGCTATCACCAATTGTTCCCAAGAACTGATCAACAACTGGCTTAAATCTTGCATCAACCATAATTCTTAATGCAGCAACTCTTCCAGTTTCTTCCTGGATTTTGGAATTAAATTCTAGTTCGGCTTTCTTTCTCTTACCCTGCCATTCTTGAATTGCAATAGAGTATTGCATATTCAACTTGTTGTTGGCCTCATTAACCAAAGTTTGTAAACCAGCATTCTCATTTGCAATTTTTGCATTCTCCAATGTAACCAGGTTCTTTACCTTTGCTTTGTAATAATTAACTTTCTGCTCATATTGTCTATGAATAGCAGATAAGTTTTTGTGCAACTCACCCAACTCATCAATTGTATGATGAATGGTAACATTCATTGGAGTTTTCTTCTCCCTCTCTAATTCAATCCATTCCAGAGTTTTTAACTTTGGCAATTCATTTCTTAATTTATCCAATTTACCACCCTTATGGATAAACTGACCATAATGGGCAGCAAAGGCTTCTGCCTCCAAATACTCATTGTATTCGCTTGAGGTTAATTGTTGCCAACCCCACTCTTCATTTACCTCATCCTTGTAATCAATAACCTCATAATTTGGTGATGTAGGTTGGGGGACATCAAAGGTAAATGATTTCTTTTTTAAAGCATCAAGCATCTTATCCTTTGCCTGGATATTATCCATTAGGAATGCTTGCGTTGCGTGTAGCCTTGCTTTCTCTTGAAGCAAATCCACAATGTTCTCTGGCATTTTAACTCCCTGTGTCTCAATATATACCCCACTTGGTAATGTTAAGGTCTTATGAGAGTTATTAACACTATCAATCTTTGACTGAATATCTCTTGCCTCTTGATTGCAAAGATTGGAGATTGATTGTGCTTGCGATAAAGACAACCCTTTATTGGATAATGAATTACTTCTCATGGTTATTGTTTTTTTGGTTTAATATTTATTTTAATTTACCTGAAGCATCTTTTAACATCTTTGGTAAATAGTCTTGCATTAACTGTTTTCTAGTTACTTCCCATCCAATTTCAGGCAAAGCATAATCTTCAAAGTAAGTATATCTAACCATACCACATAAGTTTGAACCAGCTTCTTTAACTTCATCCTCTCCCACTTTTACCTGGAATTTTCCTTCACCAAGATGAGTTATTACATAATCTTCTATTTCCATAATTTATTTTTTTTTACCCAATAACTGATTGATGCGGATTACCAAGTTGGCATAAAACCTTACAAAGATTTTTACACCTTTTGGTGTTTCATCTAATATTTCTTGGAAAATCTTACTCCTCATATATTGTTGTTTTTTATTCAACAAAGATATTTATAATAAATCAACAAGTCAAACAATATGAAGAAAATATTTCTTTTAATTTCACTTTTAATTTCACTTTTTATTTCAAGCCATTCATTTGGTCAAATTCCCCAGGATAAACTATTACACTTTGGTGCTGGTGTTGGCATTGGTGCAACCATAACTTTAACCCATAAGAAACCAAATATACATATTGGGTATGGAGAAATCATTCAAAAAAGCGTATTTGCTGGGGCTGGTATTGGATTATTAAAAGAATCCTATGATGCATCAGTATATGGAAACAAGTATTTTGATGTTGGTGATGCTGCTGCAACCGCATTGGGTTCATTGGTTGGATCCTTAATAATATATTCCATTGTTAAAGATAAAAAACCAAAATCAAAATACCACTTCTGTCCCCAATTTTAAACAGTATGTGGAATCATCTTCAAACCTTTTAAACTATTTTGCTTCAAGAACCGTAAATTCAACTACACCTGTTTTCATTGTGTAATATATGGAATAATTTATTTTATCACTATCAGTATTACTTACACTCCAATAACTATTGTTTTCAGACTTGTTAGTCCAGCTATTATTTAAGATAGCATTCATAACCATTCTATAAGGTAATTTACCAGTAAACTTTTTTTCTACACATTCAGCATATTCTTTAGTAATTTTTGCTGCGTTCAACATCCAGTTTAATTCTTTTGTAGTTACCATTTTTGTTGTTTTTATAATTGAAGTGCAAAGATATAAAATTATTCTGATAATGCAAACTTTTTTATTTTATTTTTTATACAGCGGACAAATTTAAGAAAAAATGTTATTATTATTTATATCCCAAGTTCCATCATTATCAACTGATTTAATTTGGTTTGGTTCAAATGTAACATAAACACTATCTGAATCTTGATAATCTTCGTCATCAATCCAAGAATCTTTTACATTCACAAAGATAACACCATCATATTTACTTCTATTTTTATAAACATTTGCCACAACTTCTCTTGTGGAAGTACCATATTCACTCTCAATATCATCCCATTTTTTGTCTTTACAATCCAAAATTAATGGTCTTTTAATACTCAAATAAACTTCATAAACAATTCCATCCCTAGAATACCCCTCGGCATTATAATAATCAGGAGTGAAATACGTAATACCCATAAATTCATCAAACTCTTCATATGAACCGTGATAAACAGGTAATGGTTTCCCGTTATAAGCAACTTTACTACCACTAAACCACTTCCTAAAATTATTATTTAAGTTATTTTCAACTTCTTGTTCTTCATTCAAATATTTACGTATTGTTTTTACTATAACTTTTCTTAGTTCCATATTATTAATTAATTTAAACAGTATGTGGGACAACCCACCTTATGCAATCCTGGGGTTGTCTGGTTATATGCTTGTAGTTGTTGATATAACCCATCATATTTGCAGATCCAATTGCATTGGCTGAATGAACCTTAACCTCACATACTGGTGCACCATCCATCCATTTTTCAACCAACCACTTGGTGCAATCCATTCCAGTTTTTTCTGTGATGTTGTTGTAGTCCAATGTGAAATTGTGATATACATTGTTATGCCACTCTTCTATGGCTGTATCACCCAAGTCGTGATCCAATGATATAAGTTTAATGTTTTCTAACCCAAGTTCAGTTATCTTGGAAACAAATTCATCATAACTTCTAACTATAATCCATCTGATATTGCTAGTTATAGGTGTACGCACGTCATCCAAATAAATGTTATATTTCATAGTTATTAGTTTAGAATACAAAGATAGTTTAATTATTTTAAATTTCCAAAAAAATTAATCCTTATACCTCCATTCATCACCTTCCACATTAACATCATATACATCATCCCAAGTTATATAATCACGTAATGTGCCTTTTGAAAAATCATATATCTTATCATTTATTGTAATCCAGTGATGGGTCATTAATGTTTGTTCATCACCATATTCATCAATATAAGGTTCATCTACTTCTATCTCACCAAATACTTTTTTAACAGTTTTGAACTCATAAATAATTGTTGAAACAATACCCTGGCAATCCCCATTTTCTTGATTATCAACAAAACTTTTCCAGGCTAAATCCAAATCACCATCATATAACTCATTAAACTCCTCTTCATCTACTAATGTTTCCATTATTAGTGATTTTTTTATTTGCTGAATTAGTTCTTCTGAATTTTCAATACTTTCATTCAAATAACCCCTTATCACACTTTTAATAGTTTGCTTCAAATCTATCACCTATTTTGATTTATTTATAAATATCAGTATTTTAAATTTCTACTTACTGGCAGTTTCTTTTGTTGCGTTCTGCACAAAATTTACAATTCCCTTTATGGGCAAGAAAATCTCTATTACCCCCTACTACACTTCCCACATATTCACATTCATCAATAATATAGGTTTTTATATATCTACTATTTATGGTAGATATAACTTCACCATCTTTTTCACATCCACAAATAATGATAGATGCCAATAATACATAAGCAAATTTGTTCATATTAGTTATATTTTTTGTAAATTAATTCATAAGCACGTTCTAATTGTTTCTCCCAAGAATCTATTGGATAACCAGATGATTGTGAGTTTAAATTTTTTGACATCACCTTGAACTGGTCCGCACACCCCTCTGTTAACATTCGATACAATGGGGCATCAACATCTTTTATTTCCAAAGCAACTTTTCTTGTTCCACTCTCAACCTCATCCATAAGTTTCTGGATAAGACGCATTTTCTCCACTATTGTCATATTCTATGAATTATATTGGTTCATTAAGTCAGCAAAATCAAATGCTTTGTCTATATTAATAGACCTATAAACAATTCTAACATCTTTATCTTCTGCTATGATACTTAATGCATCTTGCTCATCAACAACAAAAGCAGACGTTCCATCAAAAAGAACATAATGTAATCCCATAGTAAAATGTTTTTAGAAATTTCCGTGAATACCACATCTTTATTTCTTTCACAAATATACACATTTTTTTTGAAACAAAAACTATTTATAAAAAAAAAGAATATGGAAGCCAAAAATATCAAAAATGTAAAAAAAATTAAGTATTACGAAGTTCCATTAGATGATGGAAAATTTGCATTAATGGACCAAAAGGAATTTGATAAATGGTCTGTAGGTTCACCAGATGATGCCATTGCAAAAGCAAGTGGTCTTATTGAATATATTCTTTTTGAAATGGATGACAAGAATTATGCCATACCTGAATCAAAATTTGAAGCCTACATCAAAAAATTAAATGAAGATGCAAAAAACATATAAGATAATCATAATGTCAGACTTGCATCTGGGTATGAATGATTCAAAACCAAAAGAAATACTTAACTTCTTATCCAGAATACAAACAGATACCTTAATCCTAAATGGTGATATCATTGATATTGATGCCCTAAATAGAGGAGCAAAATGGAAAAATAAACACACAAAAGTATTATTAAAAATACTTGAAATGTCAAAGAAGACAAAAGTGGTTTATGTTAGGGGAAATCATGATGATGTTATAAAAAACTTCTTTAATGCAAGAATAGCAGGTATTGAATTTACTGATGAATATGAAATACAACTTGAAGATGATAAAAGATATTTAGTCTTACATGGTGATCAACTTGAAAACTTTGAAGGAAAACTAAAAATACTTTATCATATTGGTTCAATAATGTATGATGCATTACTAACTCTAAATAATTATTACAACATCATTAGAACAAAACTAAACCTACCCTATCACTCCCTATCCAAAGCAGCAAAAACAAATGTAAAGAAGATAATGTCATTTATATTTAAGTTTGAAACCAAGGCCATTGAACTAGCTGAAAATAGAAACTTTGATGGTATAATATGTGGTCATATCCATACACCAATAATAAAGAAAATATCCAATATAGAATACCTTAATAGTGGCGACTGGGTTGAAAATAGAACAGCATTAGCCTTGGATTCAAACAACAAATGGTCAATCCTTAATCTTGAGTAATTCAAAATATTTTTTCCTAACCAATGCACCCAACTCCTGATCATTTGGTGTTTCCAATATTTCTTTTTCTGTAATTTTTATATTCATATAATTTGATTTAATATTCTCCCAACAGTTTCATCATCAACACTTATGGTTTCATATTTAACGCCATACAAATCCAACATATCTTTTATCTCTTTATCAATTATTATTGATTCATCCAATGTCTGAAACCTTTCCCCCTCATCATATGATGAATTTAAATTACGTTCAAGAAAATAATTAACATTATCATATCTATTAAATAAATTAACTATAAATGAATCAAATTCTTTACCATATAGAGATGATATGAAATCCCCCTCCTTCTTGTATTTTTCCTTATAAACAAGTGCAAACAATATTGGTGAATCACATATAACAAAATCAACCTTACCATAAGACCTAACAATATTCCTATGCTGATTTGCTGTAATATAAAACTGATCCTTTATTGCACCTGTATTTTCATCCCAAGCCAAGTTTTTGGGAAACTCATATGGATTATCAACACTAATATGTTGTTTCTTTAATTCATACATCAAACCACTAGCAATAGTGCTTTTTCCAGCACCTGGACCAGCAAATAAATTAATTATCTGTGTTTTCATTTTTTTTTTAAAATTTAAAAAAAAAGATTTATGATGTCCAGTTTCTATTGTAAAAAACTTGACACTAATCTGGCAAACTTGTTCCCCTCTTTAACACAACTTTATATGCCATCTTATTTCCTGTTCTTATGGCTTCTATGATGCTTTCATTCTTATATAGGGATAATGCCAAGGCAGCGGTAAAAGTGTCTCCTGCTCCACTTATGTCAATGGTGGGGGCATTTTTCTCTTGCATGTAAACTATACCATTATGGGAAACTCCATTACCACCCATTGTTATGATAAACTTCTCTCTATTCTGATTATTAATCAAATCCTTATTGTTCTCATACTCATCCTGGTTTAGTTTAATATAATCAATGCTATTGATAATATCATCTGTTAATCTCCTCTTGCTATCCAATATGGTTGTCTTGGATTGCTTTGCTATTTTAACAATATCATCATTAGTCAAATAACCCTTATTGTAATCACTAATAATAGTGATACCATATTTGTTATCAATGTCACCATAATAAGAATCAACATTATCCTCACCTGTGTCAACCCTTATAAAAGAATGATTGGTTTTCTCATCAACATACCTCTTCTTCTTTATCTTATTCTTCTGTGTAATTAACCTTATGCTCACATTTGAATCCATATTAATAACATTATTATATACATTCATAGCCATCCCACCAGCCTTAACCTTATGTGTTGGAATTAATACCGGAACAGGTGCTTCTGGTGATAACCTTGTGCTTTTTGTGTAAACATATATGTCTCTACAACTTTCTCCTATTACTATAATCATTATCTATATATTTTTCCTTTTATAAACCCAGGTTTAATCATTTCTCTTAATTCTTCATCTGTATATTTTTCTAATTTTGTACTACCCATATACAACATACCCCCAACCTTTAAGCCTTTTGGTAATGAGGTTATTTTTATATGTCTTAAATCCAAATTACCACCAACTTTCAATCCTTCTGGTAATGATGTTATTTGTTCACAGCCAAATAATGACAAATCACGCCCAACTTTAAAACCTTTGGGTAATGAGGTTATCTTTGTATATGATAAATCCAAATTACCCCCAACTTCCAAGCCTTCTGGTAATGAGGTTATGTTTGAATCATATAAACTCAAATTACCCCCAACTTTCAATCCTTCTGATAATGAAGTTATATTTGTATATTCTAAATTCAAATCCATTTTAACTTTTAATCCTTTAGGTAATGAAGTTATGTCTGTGTCGTTCAAACTCAAATGACCCCCAACTTCCAAACCTTCTGGTAATGAGGTTATTTTTGATTGTGCTAAATACAAATCACCCCCAACTTTAAAACCTTCTGGTAATGAGGTTATATTTGTATATTCTAAATCCAAATCACCTTCAATGGTTAAATCTTTCTCTGTTAACGGTATATCATTCATATGTTTCCACAAAAATGGTGCTCTACGCTTCTCCTTCTCTTCAAGGAACTCAAATATTCTTTTTAATTGTTCTTCTTCCATTATCTATATATATTTCCTTTTATAAACCCAGGTTTAATCATGTCTCTTATCTCATCATCTGTGTATTTGGCTAAATTTGTTCCATAAATATACAAATATGTACCAACCTCCAATCCTTTTGGTAATGAAGTTATTTTTGTATGTCTTAAATCCAAATTACCGCCAACTTTCAATCCTTCTGGTAATGATGTTATTTGTTCACAGCCAAATAACGACAAGTCACGCCCAACTTTAAAACCTTCTGGTAGTGAAGTTATTTTACTATTTTTTAAATATATTATACCATCAACTTTTAAACTTTTTGGTAATGAGGTTATGGCTAAACCAATCAAACTCAAGGAACCCCCCACTTCCAATCCTTCTGGCAATGATGTTATTTTTGAACCTTTTAAATTCAAATTACCTTTAACAATTAATTCTTCTTTTGTTAATGGCATTTCATTCTTAAATTTCCATAAAAATGGTACTTTGTGACCTTCCTTCTCTTCAAGGAACTCAAATATTCTTTTTAGTTGTTCTTCTTCCATTATCTTACTATTCTTCCGTTTATAAACCCAGGTTTAATCATTTCTCTTAATTCTTCATCATCTAAATCCATTGCAAATACACTTGCTCGGATAAATAAATCACCCCCAACTTGCAAACCTTTTGGAATCGGTGTCACATTGGTGTTATATATATTTAAATACCCACCAACTTTTAATCCTTCTGGTAATGAAATAGTCCCCAACCCAGTTAAATCCAAATCACCTTTAATATCCAAAGTGTTAGTAATAAAAGTTTTTGAAGTTATTAATCCACCAATTTTTAAACCATTTGGTATTTTTGTTAACCTATCTAATTCTGTGTATTTCACAATTAAAATACCCCCAACTTGCAAACCTTTTGGAAGTGATTCCACTTGTGTATCTGATAAATCCAAAGAACCACCAACTTGCAAATCTTCTGGTAATGAGGTTATGTTTGCATATGATAAAGTTAAATCAACCCCAACTTTTAATCCCCTTGGTAATGATTTTATAAGACTATGATCCAAATATAGGCTACCACCAACTTCCAAACCTTCTGGTAATGTTTCTATATCTGATTCAGTTAAATTCAAATCACCTCCAACTTTCAATCCTTCTGGTAGTGATTCTATATTTGAATCTGAAAAATCCAAATCACCTTTAACATTTAAATCTTCTTCTGTTAATGGTTGATTATTTATTAACTTCCAAATAAATGGCACTTTATGTTCTCCTTTTCCTTCAAGGAATTCAAATATTCTTTTTAGTTGCTCTTTTTCCATAAGTTACTCCCATTCATCATCTATTTCTCCACCCACTTGGCCACCAGTTGATTCAATCTTGTTATATAACTGATCAACTGTATATGATTTGGCAAGTGGAGTATTAGCAATATAAAAATTATTATAAATGTACAAATTATTTGGCACATTTGTTATTTCATTACATCCCATAATATATAAATTCTGCCCAACATACAAATTGTCTGGAAGACTTGATATATTAGTATAATCTAAATATAAATCATCTTGAACATATAATCTATCTGGTAGATTTATTAACTCTTTGCAAAAACTCAAGTTCATTGTACCCTTAATATATAAGTCATTTGGCAATTTTCTTATATCAGAATTATTTACATCTAAATAACCATCATATACATATCTTTTATCACTTGAATATGCTTCAAGTTCATCAACCAAATCTTGCTTAAGAATGAAGTTTACCATTCTTATAGGTTGATCCACATTCTCTCTCTCTTTGAGAAATTTGAATATCTTGCTTAATTGTTCTGCTCTCATGGTCTTCTTATTCTTCCTAATACAAATCCAGGTTTTATCATTTCTCTTATTTCATCATCTGTGTATTTTATTGCTATAAACAAATCACCCCCAACTGCCAATCCTTTTGGCAATGTTTTTATTGATAACATAGATAAATCCAAGTCTTGGCCAACTTTTAAATCCTCTGGTAATGAGTTTATTTTTGTGTTATTCAACCACAAGTTGCCCCAAACTACCAATCCTTCTGGTAATGATTCTATTTTTGATTTTATTAAATCCAAACTACCCTGGAGTTTTAAACCTTTTGGTAATGAAGTTATTTCTGAACCAAGAAGACTCAAATTACGATAAACTTCCAAGCCTTCTGGTAATGAGGTTATTTTTGAATTATTTAAATTTAAATTACCCGTAACTTTTAATCCTTTTGGTAATGATTTTATACTTGATGCGTTTAAGTCCAAATCACCCCCAACTTCCAAGCCTTCTGGTAGTGATTTTAAAAATTTGGTCATATCCAAGTGCAAATCACCATAAACTTTCAAGCCTTCTGGTAATGAGGTTACGTTACTATACGACAAATCCAAATCATCATCAACAATTAATTCTTCTTTTGTTAATGGTTGATTGTTTATAAACTTCCATCTTAATGGCACTTTATGTTCCCCTTTCCTTTCAAGGAAATCAAATATTCTTTTTAATGCTTCGTTTTTCATTATCCTATTATTTCACCTTTTATAAATCCAGGTTTTATCATTTCTATTATATCCTCATGATAATAATCTTCACTTATGGGTGTTCTATAGATATACAATTTACCACCAACTTTCAAGCCTTTTGGTAGTGAATTTATTAATGAACCAGATAAATCCAAATTACCACCAACTTCCAACCCTTCTGGTAATGATTTTATTATTGTTTCATCTAATTCCAAAGTACCCTCAACTTTCAAGCCTTCTGGCAATGATGTTATATTTATATCTGTTAAAATCAAATCACCTTTAACATTTAATTCATCTTCTGTTAGTGGTATATTATTTTTCAACTTCCAAATAAATGGTGCTTTATGTTCCCCTTTCCTTTCAAGGAAATCAAATATTCTTTTTAATACTTCTTTTTTCATTACCTTTTTATTTTTCCTTTTATAAATCCAGGTTGAATCATCTTTCTTAATTTATAAGTAGTAAGTTCATTTAAAGATGAATATTCCAACATTAAATCTCCAAAAACTTCTAATCCTTTTGGCAATGACTTTATTGTTGTATATTGCAATAATAAATCACCACCAACTTTCAAACCTTCTGGCAATGATTTTATTTGCTCGCAACCAAATAATAACAAATCACCCCAAACTTCCAATCCTTCTGGTAATGAAGTTAATTCTTTGCAATATGCTAAATTCAATTTACCATTAACTTTCAAATCATCTGGTAATGTTTCTATCTTTGACTCTCGTAAATATAACTCACCACCAACTTCCAATCCTTTTGGTAATGATTTTATACCTGTATCTAATAAATTTAGAACACCATCAACTTTTAAGCCTTCTGGTAATGATTCTATTTCTGAACGCATTAAATTTAATGATCCAACTTTCAAACTTTTTGGTAGTGTTTTTATTGACGTATAAGATAAATCCAAATTACCACCAACTTCCAACCCTTCTGGTAAAGAGATTATATTTGACCATTGTAAATTTAAATTACCACCAACTTTCAATCCTTTTGGTAATGAGGTTATGTCTTTCATACTCAAATTCAAATCACCTTTAATATCCAAATCTTTCTTTGTTAATGGCTCATTAAAGACTATTCTCCATAGTAATGTCCCTTTTGCTTGGTGTGATTTCTTTTCCTTATCTTCAAGAAATTCAAATATTCTTTTTAATGCTTCTTTTTCCATTATCTTATTATTTCCCCTTTTATAAATCCAGGTTTAATCATATCTCTTAATTCTTTATCTATGTATTCTAATAATGCTGTATTTTTAATAATCAACTCACCTTTAACTTCCAACCCTTTTGGCAATAAGGTTATCTTTGTTCTTCTTAAATCCAAAGTGCCACCAACTTGCAAACCTTTTGGAAGCAATTCCACTTGTGTATCTGATAAATCCAAATCCCTACCAACTTGCAAATCTTCTGGTAATGAGGTTATGTTTGAACCTTCCAAATATATATCACGTCTAACATATAAATCACTTGGTAATGATTTTAATTTAGGTGTATAAGATAAATTCAAATTGCCACCAATTTTTAAACCTTCTGGTAAGTAGGGTATATCTGAATGTTCTAAAAACAAACCACCTTTAATATCCAAATCTTCCTTTGTTAATGGCTCATTAAATTCAATTTTCCATCTCAAAGTTCCTTTTACTTTGGCCAATTTATTTTCCTTCTCTTCAAGGAATTCAAATATTCTTTTTAGTTGTTCTTTTTGCATTATTTATGTATTTTTCCTTTCACAAATCCAGGTTTTATCATTTCTAATAATTCATAACGTTCATATTTCATCATTGTTGTCAATTCCAAATGTAAATCACCACCAACTTCCAATCCTTTTGGTAATGATTTTATATCTGTATATGTTAAATCCAAATCACCACCAACTTTTAACCCTTCTGGTAATGATTCTATTATTGAGCCTTCCAAGTATATATCACCTTTAACATCTAAATCACTTGGTAATGATTTTAATTTAGGTGTATAAGATAAATTCAAATCACCAACAACTTTCAAACCTTCTGGTAAGGATTTTATTTTTGAAAATGCTAAATTCAAATCACTTGTAACATTTAAATCTTCCTTTACTATTGGCTCATTATTTACTAATTTCCATTTAAATGGTGTTTTATGTTCTCCCTTCCTTTCAAGGAAATCAAATATTCTTTTTAATGCTTCTTTTTCCATTATCTATATATTTCTCCTTTTATAAACCCAGGTTTAATCATTTCTCTTAATTCATCATCTGTGTATTTTGTTAATGGTGTATAACGAATATTCAAATCACCATCAACATATAAACTTTCTGGTAATGAGGTTATGTTATTACAATAAGCTAAATTCAAACCACCACCAACTTTCAAACCTTCTGGTAATGATGTTATTCTGGTATGAAGTAAATTTAATGCTCCACCAACTTTTAATCCTTTTGGTAATGAATTTAATTTTTCAGAATATGATAAAACCAAATCACCACTAACTTTCAATCCTTCTGGTAATGAGGTTATCTTTGAATCAAATAAATACAAACGACCCTTAATATTTAATTCTTCTTTTGTGAATGGTATTTCACATTTGACTTTAAATATAAACGGCACTTTATGTTTTTCCTTCTCTTCAAGGAATTCAAATATTCTTTTTAGTTGTTCTTTTTTCATTATAAAATTTATTACAATAAATATACAAAATAAAAAAACCCCTAGACTAATCCAAGAGTTTTTTTAAATTTAAAAAATGTCCAAGAAGATTATTAGTTTTTGTCCTTCAATAAGAACTTATTGCTAATGGCTTTAAATGAAATAACATTGTCAGATGTCCTAATTACAATACCTTCTCTTTCTGTTTTTTCATTCAAGGATGACTTACCTTCGGCAAACTTCAATAACTCATCAATTGTTTTTGGCAAATCTGTTCCAGCCCTAATTGATAAGAGTGGTGCAACCTCCAACTGGTTCTGGGCCATAAACATAGCAAACTCTGCGTAATTAAACCTTTTGTGAGCATCAATGTCAAATGCTGTAAAGAACCTAACTGTATGACCTTTTATCTTGTAGCGATTTCCCTGGATGCCCTCACCAATCAACTCACCTTGTATTGCAAAGTTCTTGTTTTTGGCTCTCATCTTGTTCTCCAAATCAAGTTCCCTTGCAACCTTCCAGAAAGTATTCCCCTCTGTTTCCAATAGTTCAAGATTTCTTGAACAAACCCCAAACTCACCATTGTTTATGTAGAATGTTGCAGAGGATCCATCCAGTTTTTCTGTTATATAGAAATCATCATTTGATTCTATATATGTCTTATAATCATTTGGAATATTCTGGGCTCTAATTTCATCTGTCTTGGAAATGAAGGATGGAAACATTCCTTTTGCCAGCCCAGAAAGTTCAGGTGAAATTGGTGTTTCATACTTCACAATACCCAACATTTCTGTCACATCCATACCCTCTTCAAGAGATATTTCAGAACCTAAAACAGAAATAGGCAATATCAACCCCTGGGAGATTTGCCCCCTCATTTTTATAGTTCTCAATCGAAAACCCTCTGCTTCAGTTGATTTCCTATATGAAGATTTCCTTAAAAATTCAAACTCTTCCCTAATGGGTAAGAAGGAATCAATCTCACAATACACAATGAAATCACCCACCTTATGTTCAACATTCTTGGCAACAACAACTTGCCATCCATCAACAATGGCTAGTTCAATGTTGTCAGCACCTTCAATAGGCTTTAAATCTGATATTTTTCTAACGCTTGCAAGTTTCCTTTCCATTATTATTTTTTTTTGTTTAGTTAATAATCCCCCCTACCCAGGCATTTGAGTAGGGGGTTTTAATCAATCTACTAAAGTTTCAATCTTTGATTTGTTGATTATATGATCTGTGATTGTATAATCCTCCACTTTTGTCAAGATGACACATTTGGATAAAATCTTATAAGGAACATTGATTAAGAAATCATTTCCATTATAGAACTGGAGGGTATTCTTTAACTGTAAGGATCCGTGTATAGATTTTAGGAATAACTTGAACTGTGTCTTATCAACAAAATTCTCATTGATTAAATTCTCATTCTTGTAAATTACTCTAATGTTATGTGTCATAGTCTTGTTTTTTTTGTTGATGCAAATTTAAAGTAAAAGATTGAATTAACCAAATATTTTTTTCATTATTTTCTGGGTTAGGTCATCATCATAGCCACACATTGACCTTTCTTATCAGAAGCCCTATTGGCAGGCTACTCCTGGAAGTGTGGTTCACCCATTGATTCTTTTTAACACTAGATTACATACTCTGGAATTCTTTCAATTGAATCATCTATTGTATCCAATAACCCATCACAATATACATCTTTGATTTCTTTCTTAACTCTTCCAAGAGTATTCACCAAATACACATCATACAAATCACTACCATTTAATGTAATTAAAACCCAGCCTTTGTGCCTACGGGCAGACACTCTTAAAAGCAAACCCTTGTTGCTTAAATTTATTGTTTTTGACACACCAAAAGACCAGAACACAGGTTGATTATATGTGAGCCAACCCATTGTTTCCTGTGGGTTAAATTCTAATTTGTCTTCAAGTAAAGGTTTGATTGCTGTTATGATTTTCATGTTGGTTGTTTTGTTGATGCAAATTTAATACAAAGAAATGAATTGACCAAATTTTTCTACACCAATTCTGGTTGATTTTTTCTAAACCCATCCCAATGGTTTCTAACCCTCTCACAAGCATATGGGTAAGATCCGCCCCTATTGATGACCATATGCATTCCTGTTTCACCAAACATCCACCACTGGAATTCTGACTCATGTTCGCTAGCAACACAGTATAATTTACAATTATTGCCCCATGCCCACAATACACCTACTGATTCAATTTCTCTTTCTTTTTCTCTAACTTCTGTTCTCATTTTAATTTTGTTTAGTTTGGTTTTAAAGTATTTTCCAAGAATATGTAGTATAACTATTACGAAGAAACCTATCACATTCTTTTTTTGTCTTGAACTCACGCACAAACACCCTGCCTGTCTTTTTTTCTGTCAATTCTAACACTTGCGGCTTTCTCATAGTGGTTGGTTGTTTTGTTGATGCAAATTTACAGCAAATAATTCAAACCACCAAATCTTTTTTTCAAAAAAATAGTATTTATGGTAAAAAAATGAAAAAGTTTATAACATTTATTTTATTAACTATTGTAATACAGAGTTGTAACACATTATCCCACACGAAAAAGACATATGTCCACCAGTTTGCAACCTCAACCAAGGATTTACCAAAGTATTCCTTAAAGTTCAACCAAACATTATCCAATGTGAGGAAAAGTAGGGGTGTATATTTTGCCAATACATTATCAACACCATCATTACACCTAACAGAATTAGATAGCATATACGCACAACAAAAATTGGATGAAAGAAAAACCATTTTATTTCAAAACTCATTTGAAATTCTTAATACATACTCAAAAATATTATTGGCCTTATCATCAGATGTTTATGTTGATGATTTATATAACAATATAAAAGAACTTGAATATGATTTAGAATCCTTAATAAACCTAAATAATAAATTAACATCATTTAACACTCCAACCGGTTTCGTAAATATAGGGGCTAAAATAGGAGTAGTTTCTGGAAGAATTTATATAAACCAAAAACAAAGTAAAGAGATAAAAATATTATTAAATTCTTCTGACACATTAATAACAAATGTATCAAATAATATTATTTCATATTTGGATTCTAAAAACTTAAATGCTATCATTGATAATGAAGATAAGATGTTATCAATAAACTACTTGAGTTATATACAACAATCAAATAGAACTAGTATTTATACTGATTTGGATTATATCAAATTAAAATCAGATTTATCTAGCATAAAAGAATTAAAAGATAATTTAATTATTTGTATGATTAATTTAAGAGATTCTCATAAAATAATGGTGGAAGAAATTAATAAAAAAAATTCAACTATTGATACTATAAATGAAATAAAAGAATTAGCAAAAACCATAGTTGAAATAAACCAAATAATTAAAGAATTAAAATAATATGGAATACCTGTTAAAAGAAATACATACTTCAATTACAAATGTTGAAAATGAAAGATATAATGAGAATTTATCCAAGGTAGAAAAAACTCATCTTGAAAATACTTTATTAACATTAAGAAATATGGAGAGATCTATCATTAATAAAAAAAATGATGATATGCTCCAAGAATTATCTACCATCACACCATCCCTAACTAAACTAATAAATGAAATGGAATCATCTGGGGAAAGACTTAATGAACTGAATATAAAACTAAAACGCTTAATCAATATTATCAACTTTTTAAAATTCTAAAAATGGATCAGTATATTAAAATCATTGGCTTTATTGCCACAATCATCACAATCACATCTTTCACATTTAAGGACATTCTAACCATTAGACTAGTTAATGTTTTAGGGTCATTTGTTTGGCTTGTGTATGGCTTTTATACAAAAGACCACCCAATAATCATTGTGAATTTAAGTGTTGTTATAATCCAAGTATGGGGCATATTTTTCTTGTTAAAAGATAGAATGTTTCCACCTCCAAACAAAAATCAAATTCTTTAGATGGGTTTTTCACAGAGGGAAATTGATTTCCCTCTGTGAGCATAAAATGTTGATTATTAGTATAGTTAGGAGTCTTAAAAGTAATGAATCCTCTTTAAATACCCATCATCTCCAACCATATTTCTCAATTCACTATTACTATATTCACCTAATGGTGATGTATCAATGTATAAAGTGCCACCAACTTTCAATCCTTCAGGTAATGAGTGTAAGTTGTAACAATTTTGTAAAATCAAATTACCTCTAACTATTAACCCTTCTGGTAATGAACTTATATTATCACAAAAACTTAAAATCAAATCACCACTAACTTCCAATCCTTCTGGTAGTGATTCTATATTTGAATATGTCAAATCCAAATCACCTTCAATATCTAAATCTTTTTCTGTTAATGGTATTTCATTTTTCCATTTCCATAAGAATGGTGGATTGTGTTCTTCCTTTTCTTCAAGGAATTCAAATATTCTTTTTAATGCTTCTTTTTTCATTATCTAAATATTCCTCCTTTTATAAATCCAGGTTTAACCATTTCTCTTAATTGATTATCTGAATATTCTTCTAATGCCGTACCTAATATAAATAGGTGTTCACCAATTTCTAATCCTTTTGGTAATGAGGTTATTTTTGTGCCTGATAAATCCAAATGCTCACTAACTGTAAGTCCTTGGGGTAATGATTTTAATGTTGTACAACTATTTAAAGCAAGATAACCATCAACCTTTAAACCTTTTGGTAAAGATTGTATTTTTGAAAAAGCCAAATCAATACTCCCATTAACCTCCAAATCTTTTGGCAGTATCTCAATGGATGTGTATGATAAAATTAAATCTTCTTCAACTACCAATCCTTTTGGTAAATATTTTATGCTTGAATATGATAAATTGAAATGTTCTCCAACTTCCAATCCTTCTGGTAATGATTCTATTTTTGAAGCATATAAACTTAAATTACCCCCAACCTTCAACCCTTTTGGTAATGAGGTAATTTCTGATCCTTCAAAAATTAAATCCCCTTTAACATTTAACTCTTCTTTTGTTAATGGTATATTATTAATCAATTTCCATTTAACTGGTAGATTATACCCTTCCTTCTCTTTTAGGAATTCAAATATTCTTTTTAAGGTTTCTTTTTTCATATCATATATTAATTATCATCATCTTCTTCATAATCATCTTCATCTTCATAATCATAATCAATGTAATATTCAGAAATTATATCACCTTTTATAAAACCAGGTTCAATTGATTTTCTTAAATGATCATCATTTTTATAGTAATAAGGTAGTTCAGATTCAGTTACATCTAAATGCCCCCCAACTTTCAATCCTTTTGGTAATGAAGTTATGCTTGTTCTTACTAAAAATAAACTATCACCAATTTCCAATCCTTCTGGTAGTGATTTTATTTTTGAACGAGATAAATCTAACCAACCACTAATTTTCAAGCCTTTTGGTAATGAGGTAATTTTTCTATCCTGTAAATCCAAATCACCTTTAATATTTAATTCTTCTTCTGTTAATGGCTCACCATTTTCCCATTTCCACAAGAATGGAGTATTATGTTCTCCCTTCTTTTCAAGGAACTCAAATATTCTTTTTAATGCTTCTTTTTCCATTATTTTCTATTTGTTTTCTCACCCTCTATTCTTACAGATATTTTTGGTTTATACCCTTTTGGCAATCTATTATCTATTCCAACAAATTCCCCCATTTCATTATCCATTCTAATAGTAATTTCTCTCTTATCCAAATTCATCATTATCTGCCCCACAGTCTGCATATTATACATATTCTTCATTCTATAAGGATTCAAGAACTTATTTTTCTTATATTGTTCTTTCATCTTATCAATAACATCTTGATCCTTTTGAGCATCTTGCAAATGCTTTTTGGCCAACTCCAATCTTGAATGGGATGACTTCTTCTTTATGCCATAAATATAACCTGTTTTTTTGTGTACTATGCCATGATTGGTTCTTACCTCAACCTTATCATCACCCATCTTTGTTATGACCGGAGTGTCCTTACTTGTGAGTTCAATAATATATATATTCTTTGGGCTTCCAACAATTGTCTGCCCCTTAATTCCAACATTCTTTGGATCATCTGCGTCATAAGATATGATTGATTTAATCACATCTTTTAAATTCCTAAAACTTAATGCTCTACGTATTTTCTTACCATCATTGGAGTTCTTAACTTTCTTGGACTTGAATACTTTATTACTTTCCTTCTCATCTTGCCTAACCAATAGACTTGAATTAACTATTCCAATACCGTATTCATTCATTCCCTCGGACCAGTCTGTTTCTGTATCTCTCCAATACATAACCTCAACATCATCCACAATCTCATGGACAATTTCCATCTTTGCCAAATAACCCCTATCCCTGTTTTTGGCTATAACATTCCCATCATCTAATCTAACAGCAGCAATTGTGCATTCTTGGATTAGCCTTTGTTCATCTAAAATATTTACTTGACTTTCAGTAAGCAAAATGAATTTATTATCTTTCATTTTTTTTACTATAAATATATCAAGACAATGATTTAATCAAACTCATCATCTTATCATCTATATATAACCCACTTAATTCTTCATAGGTAAAATAGCCACATTCTGTATGCTCATCACCATCCATAGCATTCTCCAAATCTGGAACTAATTTCTTATCTGGGCTGTCTAATAAGAACACATTGAACCTACCATTTATCTTGCTACCATCTCTTGAATATCTATCAATGGATGCAATAGGTGTTAGTTTCCTATTTGTTATATGAATATTAGTTTCCTCATAGAACTCCCTTTTAGCACCTTCATGTGTTGTTTCAAATGTTTCCAATTTCCCAGCAGGAACTGACCACATTCCAGGCAAACTATTGCTCTTTGGACTTCTCTTGCAAAGTAGAAACTCCTTATTGTGTCTTACTAATACACCAACATACTCTCTCATATTCTTTTTATTTATTGTTTGATTAAATGATAAGCATTTTTATTTCCAGTGTCAATGAATACCAATTCAGCATCATCATATTTCTTAATTACTTTTTCATCCAAATGAGTATGACCAACCACTTGGTTAAATCCTGGAATATAATCATTTGTCAATTCCTTCATACCTGCCCAAAATACACCAGAGAAAGGATCAATACCACCCCTCTCATCACCAATGTAAAAAAGGGTCTTGCAACTAATTTCAAACAAGAAGTTTAACTTGTCTGCAATGTCATTATGCTCTTTTACATCACCCCAACCCAAATCCAATGCTGTTAAATAATCATTCTCTGTTGATTGAACCAACTTGTTTGTAATCCCAGCATGGGAAACAATGGTATTACCATATAGAAATGTTGCTTGGAACAAATCTTTGTGCTTCTTGAATAAGTTATTTACATCAAACATAATGCTATAATCAAATCCTGTTCCCCTATAATTACTATTCAAGTAATAATAATGAATATCATGATTACCCAAAAGCAACTTAACCTTATCTGGATAAGTTTGTTTAAGTTTGATGATTTTCCTAAAATTATCCAAAATCTTTTTTGACCCAATGGAATAAGAATCAAAGTAATCACCTACAAAGACAATATAGTCCTCATCCATATGCTCATTAACAATGGATTTCCAGAAGTCTTGACCATGAATATCACCAATTACTAACATTTTTTTGTGTTTTGTTTTGCAAAAATAGAATTAAATTTGATTAAAACCTATTTATTATATAAATAATTATCATGAAATTGAAAATAAATGATTTAACCTTTGAAGCAAAATTGGCAATATCTCGTGAAGAGAAAGAAAAAGGAATGATGAATAAGGAATTTGATGAAACCTTTAATTCTATGTTATTCCTTATGGATGAACCCAGATCCTGTTTCTGGATGAAGAATTGTATCATACCATTGGATATAATAATGATTGATGATAATGTAATCACAAAGATACATCACAATTGCCCCCCATGTACAACTGAAAGATGTAAAAGATATTGTGGTGATGGGAATATGGTGTTAGAGGTGATAGGGGGAACGTGTAAAAAAAATAACATCAAGGAGGGTGATGTCCTTGATGTTAATAGTTAATATTTGCTAACTTCTGTTTCTAACTTATCTTTAATTTTACTTGCAATAGTTTTCATTAAACTCAAGTATTCTGTCTCTCCGCCCTCTTTTTTAGAATCAGATTTGACATATTTTGGTTCTGATGATGCTGTTCTTGGTTCTGTTGATTTTGGTTTTGGTGTTCTTGGACCAGGAGGCCTTTTACCCCTACCTATGAAGTTCAATCCTGAAATGTTTGTAATACTTGGATGACCACCACTATTTGCTTGGATTATATCCCAAGCATTTAATGCAACACAATCTAATTTTTGTTTCTCATCTTCTGTTAATTCACTAAATAACTTATCCATAATTGATTTCAATTCAGCATTTGTTTTTGGCGCACCAGGTTTTGTATAATACTTATCCCCATATGTTGCATGAAAATCATTGTATGTAAATCCAACACTATCTTCCTTTGCTTTTGATTCATTAACCCACTTCATTGTTGATAATAAGATTAACTTATCTTCCAACATTGGTTTGAATTGTGCCATAACCTTTTGTGCTAATTCCCCTAAATGAAGTGCCTTGTATTTTGGATTTTCTTTAAATGGATTTTTTGAAACCTGGATTAAACCCAATGGCCAATAAATAATCAAAAAGTTTGCATCTGGTTGATTCTTAAATGCAACATATCTATCATATGATCCTGTACCCTTTAAAGTACCCATACCATATTGATATATAATACCATCCTCATATTTAACACTTGGACTGTCTTTCATTGATTCAATATATTTCTCTGCATTCATCTGCAAATCCTCTGGTAATTCATCTGTATTCTCTTTCATCCATTTCTTAATATTATTCAATATAGATAATATAGATGGTGTTGAATTCATTACAAGATATTCAAGAAATCCTTTCTTATTCTTAAATGCCAATAATAATTTATTTGCAACAAGACCAAGTAATAATTTATTCTCCCTCATTGATTTTGACTTATCATACTTATATAAGTAATTGATAACATTGTCTGGGGTTAAACCTTGTCTAACAAAATCAGCCGAATCCACTGTATTGATTATCAAAATATCTGTATCACTAAACAAATCACTTTTTGAAATAACTTGTGAAATGGTTTCAGCATTTGACCTTGCTTTCTTAAATTGTCCTGATGTTTTTTTGGTATCAACACCAATCTGGCTATCATGGTGATCTGTATGTATTTTGAACATAGGTTTTCCATGTGCAAAATCCACTAGAACAGGCATAGTATCCCCTAGGGCATCATTCTTCTTTACAGCAAACTCCATATCCCCGTATTGGATAACATGTGCATCAATAACTTCAATGCCATTATCTTCCAAGTATTTTTTCATAGCTAAAGCCGATGTAACACCATCAAGCCCTCAGAGGTCCTGGTGAAAGTAGATCTCCGCTTTATTATAACGGTTTGCAAGAGCATCAATATCTCTAATTCCACTTTCTACCAGGACCTGATTGTTTTTTTTCATAGTCGTTTATTTTTTTTATTACAATAAATATATAACTACTTTAAATAAGTAGTTAAGTTATATAACTCATTTTTAGTTATCGAACATTTACTTTGTTTTGAACAATTTTCACTTCCCAAAATTGGTTCTAAATTCTCTTTTGCTGACAAAATTTCAGGAGGAATATTATTTTTAAAACCTTCAAATATGCTATACTTATGATCAATATGATATAAGTATTTACCAATTTTATAATTGTTAGGGTTAATTATGTCTTTATATCTTCTATATGTGATTTTTGTTAATGAACGCACTTTTTTAGCATAATTCATATATTCTAATAAATCCTCATTTTTAAAACCACATTTTATTGAATCATAATAACAATAACTACAAATAAATTTTTTATGTTTAGCAGCAAAATTAACATATCTTTTATCAGAAATATGTCCATTTTTACACTCAACAACTAATTTACTATTTTTACCATCTAAATCTAATAATGATAGCAATTTAAAACCATTTTTATTTACTATTTTTTTTAAAAAAACTTCATTTATTATACTTTGATTCTTTTTTATTTTAACATCATCAATTAAAGAGGGATTTTTAGCACCTTTCCATTTTTCAGAATAGATTAATTTTAATTCTTTAACTCTTTCTTCACTATGAAAATCACTCCATTTTCTATTATCACCAAATCTACCATTACCATCACCACTACATTGACAAGGTCTGCATATTTGAATATCAAAATTCAATTTATCCTTAATTAAATGACACGCATTTATTGAGTGCAATTTATTAGGTGTTTTACATGTTAAAGAATCACAAGCCCAAATAACTTTATAACCAGTAGTTCCTTTTTTATTATCCAAATATTTCCCATCAATTTTGGTATAATAATTAGGTTTAGATTTATAATAAAATGGCTTCCAAATTGATTTAATCAACTTAATTAAGTGTTAATAAATATTTCATTTTATTCACTTCTGCCAAAATTTCATCTCTGATATTTAGCAAATCAGTGTCTTCTCCTTCTGTTAATTTTTCTGATAAACTCATCAAAAACTCTGTAAAATCATCCAGATACTCCTGCATTGAAAATCCCTCAATATCTTTAAACTCCATTGAGAAATCACCCCCAAACTCAGGACGACCATGCTTACCCATACAAACTTCAACATACTTATCAATCAAATCATCCAGATTTTCATAAAAAGCACCATAAGCCTGGTGCTTTGCATATGATTTTGTTTGCCAATGCAAGAACCTAAACTGAATTTGAGTGCTAACTAGTTCTAATATAATCTCTTCATTCATATTATAATAATTTTATTAATCTTCTTTCTCCACCTCCACGGGCTTCTCTATACATATCATTAAATGTTTTTTCATCTATTTCATATAAAAAACTTTCATCCATACTATATAGAAACTTTTTATCTCTATGACTACCCTTTGCTAATTTAGAGAAAAACTCTTTTGTTAAATCAGTATCTATTTCCATATTTTTATCCCAGCCTTTTTTTGTGAAACTATTTATAACCTTACCCATACCTGATGCATCATTAGTTCCAATTTCAACAAACTCATTACTATCTTTATATATAACTGAATACTGATCATAATACTCCCCCAAGAAAAGTAAGCGTTCTTTACTTATGTTTGGTATAAAAAGTGTTTTTTCATTTATCCAATCACCTTCTTCTTTAAAACCACCTTCTAATTCAATATAACCTAATTTAAGATTATTTCTAACAAAAGATTTTAATTCTTTATACCTTTCTAAATTTTCAACCCTAGATAAGTATTTTCTAAATGGAGAAATCACGCCAAAAGATGCTGAATCATCCTGAACATATTTCCAAACTCTTGATAAACTACTTTCTTGTAGTATAACATTTTTTACTTTCCTTTTTTCCATATAACTATGTTTTAATATTAAATACTTGTTCCTGACAATTTATTTATCTTAAACTCAAGATATTCTATTGCTTTTTTTAAATCTTCAATTTCCTTGTCTGGATTTTTCCTGCCGGATCTTGCAACATATTTAACAACATTGAATAAATAGGCATCTTTATCCAAACCCCAAGCCTCACATACTTTATAAACCTCATATGTGTTATCTTCCCCAAATTTATAATGGTCTGGGTGTGAAACCATTTCTTTGTTTGTTATCATAATTTATCAATATTTTTAAAGATTATTTTACGTTTTGCAATTGGTAATATGGTTTCTCTTACTGGAAAGTCTTGTGTAGATGTAATTTCATAAACCTGTTTATTTGTATCATATCCTTTTTCTTTAAGTTTATCAAAAACCTTAATCATAGATATCTTATCATAATCACCACAATAAATTTCATTGAATGAACTGCTTGTGCTATACTTTCCATCATTGAGAAGAACTTCAAACGAATAAATATATAATAATTTTTTTGTTTTGTCAAAATAATAGAAATAACCTGTTGAACTTATTGCTGATTTATTTTTTTTTAATTTAACATCAATATTCTCAAAAGCTAAAGTCCAAATTGATTTGGCAAAATTAAATAAATCAAGAAATTTTGGGTATGTAAAATTAATTGTTCTACTAACTTCACTCTTATCCTTAACCATTAGTTTAGGAACTTCATCATATCTAAAATCCCCAAGTTCAATCTCATCATCATATTCATTTAACTGCCTGGTTAATGAAACAATTTTATTATCCTTACCTATGGAAGCAATATTGATTAAGTTTAATGTTATGTCATGTAAATCAGGATATATCTTTAATTCATTTAATCTACCCTCTGAACTCTTTATATAGTTTAGAGCAATGTATTTATTGTATTCAAAATCAATAGGACGTCTAAACACCCACTCAGAATTAAGTTTTTCATTCATCATCATCATCTTCTTTTTTTTAATATAATTTCTAAAATGTAGAAATCAAAATATCCTTTATTATTTTTATAAATATCTATATATTTATATATAAATATAAAATTATGGGATGTGGTTGTAAATCTAAAACAAATGAAAGTGTGCAATCTTCTGCATCTTCCTCTCAAGAGCAAGAAAACTTGAAAGATAAGATAAAGAAAACAGTTGAAAAATACTACACAGCACAGAAAACAAAAGGCTAAATTGCAGAAAAAGGGGTTTATTGCCCCTTTTTTTATTTATATTGTAAAATATTATTTATATGTTTATCAAAAAAATAATATGAACATTAAAAAGAAAACTATAATCTGTAATTTATTTTCTGATTTTATTCTTGAAAAGATTGGTCTGGATACCAACACTAAAATCCAGATTACTGATTGCTCAAACTTCTATACAATAAATGGTGATAGCAATAGTCTAATAGTCCTAAACATAAATGAAACTGTTGATGAATTTAATTCAAAATTTAAAACATTCCTGGGTGAAGACAAAATCTTAAGAACAATTGACTTAATTAACTATGGTGCAAAATTAACCCCCACTCAAAAACTAAAATATAAGTTCTATAACACAGAAAATTGCTTATACCCAAAAGATGAAATAAATGACACCATAAAATCCTATACAACCACATCCACATTCCCCCACGGCTATTCTTTCCTCCAAGGTAGGAGTTTGTTATATAAACTTAAAAACATTGCTTACAACGTCTTTAAACTAGGTTATATCAAATGGCTTGATATTGAAATGAATTGTAATGAGGTTGATGATGATATTATCAACATAAGCCACAATCTCTCCCCATTAAAACACGACTTTATTAAATCAGCAATACTAGATGTGTTTGATATTGAATCAATCACTAATATGGATATTAACAAATATGATATCTACAATGAATCACTAAAAATCACAAGAGAATCCCCAAAAATTAAAAAATTATATAAGGACTTTATTGTGATGTGATAAAAATGGGGGATTCAATATCCCCCATTTTTATTATAGTATTGTTTTCTTTACCAAATCTAGGGCTTCAAATATTGTTTCATATTCTTTTGTTGGTGCAAAAAAATGTGTTTTTTCTTTTGGTGAATTTGCATCTGTAATTAACATAACTGATGGAACAAATTCAGTTTTGGTTATCTTACTATACATATCATACTCCTCATGATATTTGTCAATATCTCGATCATGATAAGTGATATTCTCCTGTTCTAATAACTTCTTAAATTCTATACAATGGGAACATCCTTCCATTGTATAAATAACTAATTCATAATTCATAACTTTTTATTTAAACTATTTATGTAAAATTTAACCTCATCCAATTGTGATGGTTTGAAGTAAATTGTTACAATATATTTATCATCAAAACAATTTATTAAATGAATAATAAATCCATTTTTTGTTAAATAAACAATTTCTGTTGGAATATCAATTAGTTTTTCAGTTGCACTAATATATAATATATCACCACTAAAACTATTTCTTTTGTGTTGGCTGCTTAATTCTATTTTGGATAAATCATAAGCCAACTTTTCTTTAAATTTTTTTAAAAATTCCATAATAATTTTTTAAATTAAAAACCCCCCCACCTCAATTAAGAAGTAGGGGGTTATTATTACACCACTAAGTACTCTTCAGCAATTTCCCATAGTTGGGTGTTTAACTTGTTGTCATTGATGAAATTGACAATTGGTTTTGACCTTCTATTGGTGTTCTGGAACTTAACCCCACCTTTAATTACTTTCTCTTGAAGCACATTGAAGATTGTCCAGAGGTCATTTGACTTATCTTCCTCTCTGTAAGGTCTTAATACTTGCTCAAAATCTACCTTATTGGCAGCCTTGTCAAAACGAATGTCAATGGCTCTTTGTGCAAACTCTTCAATCTCTCTCTGACCCAATACTCTCTCCTGCATCTCACCCATTCTATTAAAGATTACTGGGATTTTTGAGAAGAAATCATTTGTCATCACCTCTGTGAAGTCTGTGCTTAAATCCACATGTTTCATGGAAATTGTATTAGCCACTGATGTTGGAACTACCAACCCATTAGAACACACTAGTCTATAAATTCCCATTGAAATGTCCATTTTAGATGTCCCATTGTGGGAATTGTTGAACATAATCTGTGGAAGAACATCACCCACATTATGAAAATCATTGTGTCTTAAAATGACTTGGTGTGCAGAGTATTGGGAGTCCCCAACTTGCTTTGCAGAGTTTATCTGCCAACCACTACCTACCAAGTTCTCCAAGATTGCTCTTGAATTGGCAAAGTTGTATCTATTAGACATTTTAGGATCTGGACCTTCTGCAAAGATGGCTGGAACTGATGTCTTTAATACTTCAAGATTTAGTGATGTGTTCATATTTTTTGTTTTTTCTTTTTGGTTAATTTGATGTTGCAAAGATATATGGTTCCAAATTAATTTCCAAATCTAATTCAAATTTATTTTTCCCAAAGGTCCATCAAAATATTTGACACTAGAATAAGGTTCATGCCCCTTATTAACCAAAACACAAATATCAATAATTTGTTGCTTGGTTAACACATAATCTTCACCTTTATCAAAATTAAAGTAACTAAATTTACGCAGTTTATCAAAAAATAATTGTTTTTTATCCAACTTAACCAATTTCTTTAACTCCTCCTCATTCTTCTCAAAAAAAGAAATAACCTCGGATAAATAAATCTCAACATTAACATTTGTCATAGAAAGTATTTTAAATTCACAATTTCATAATTATACATATTATTAAAAGAAAAAAAACAATGCTAAATCTAAAAAAATGTGATAATTGTAAATCAAAGAAACTTTCCTATGAAACACCCATCACAATATTAAGCCTATATCTACTAGGATCTGGCATATATGTTGCCATATTGCTAATAAAACATCTTATCACTCTCTTTTAAACTTAACCTCTAACTTAACATAGAAGTCACCCCCAGGATAACCCTTATCCTTAATTCTTAATGGTTTGCTTGTATCAAACACATCTAATGCCCTTATTGATAAATCTCCATTAGGGTGGGGTACAATATACTTATCATCACATATCTGACTATCATTAAGGAAATGAGTATAAACCAAATCATTCCCCACTTTTGAGAATCCATCAGAATCAATAACTTCAATTCTTAAAACCAAATCCCCAAAATCATATTTATCAAAATCTCCCAATTTATGCATCTTTAGAAATTGGCCATTATCTGCAGTTCTTGGAACTTCTATTGTAACTTGATTCATTTCACTCTTAACCCCAATTCCATTACATTTATAACACTTATCAATAATCATCTGTCCTGTTCCTGTACAAGTAGGGCAAGTAGTCTGCACCTGTTGAACAAAAAAACCTGAACCAAACCTATTTATGATAAAACCCCCACCATTACAAGTTTCACAAGTCTTTTTAGTTCCACATGATCCTTTACATTCATCACAAGGAATATTTCTGTTGTAAACAATATCTTTTACTGCACCCTTATATATCTCAATTGGATTTAATTTTAAAGATATTACCTTATCTGGGGGTCTATGTTGCCTATTTGACTGATTAAAGAAGTTAGCAAATATATCATTCATATTATGTCCACCTTTCCTCTCCATATCATACTGTCTCCGTTTATTTGCATCAGATAATATATCATAAGCCTCACTGATATCTTTAAACTTATCACCACCACTTGGATTTATGTCTGGATGATATTTCTTGGAAAGTTCTCTATATTTTTTTTTTAACACATCTTCTGTGAAATTCTCTTCAATTTCTAAAATTTTGTAATAATCTTTTAACATTATGAATTATTTTATTGTTCTATTTAAAAATAAGCAAAAAAAACGAATTATCAAGAAATTCATCACTAAGAAAAAAGCATTAATAGCTTATAACAAAATGATGGATAAATCAAATAAAGTTTTTTTTGAAAAGAAGGTTCAAAATGCTGAAATATGTAGTTTTGAATTAGGGTTAATATCTTCCATCAGGGAATTAGACATTCCAATGTACCTTAAAGATGAGTTGGGTAGGAATCAAAGAGTATTCATCAATAATGAAAATGATTTATTCTTTGTTGCTATAAATATGTATAAGGTTGAAGAAACCATATTTGATATTCAACAGAATAAAAAGATAACCATAAATGAATTTGACAAAAAGTATTTATCTGTCCCGGGGCTTAAAGTAATTTGCATTTTAAATCATAAAATTGTAGTACAAAATGATGATAAATTCTACTTGTTTTCCTTGAAAGATGAAGATGAGGCTTTAAGATTCCTGGATAGTTTATCTGTCTATTTAACTGAAACAAATAACTTATCTTGTATGGTTCTTAAAAGCACAAGTTTGTCCCAAAAGAAATATATGTATGATTTACTAGTTAGTCATGGCTTTGACCCAGCATTACTATATAGAAAATTTACAACTCAACCTCCTCGGAAACAAAATGGAAATTAATTCCAGATATATCAACAGTAATTCTACCATTATCACTCAAAAATATTTTATCAGATTTTGTATTTAATTTTCTAAAAAGGTCATCAAATTCTTTTTTACCTAATTCAAAAGCAACAAGTATTTTTGAATTAGGTGCAAATTGTTCTAATGCTTCAGTTATTAAAGCCAACTTCTCTACTTCCCCCATAATAATAGTTTTAATTTAGCAAAAAATCCCAGTTTATTATTCTTGGGTTTAACTATGTCTTCCTTTTTTATTTTCTTTAAATCATTGATGAACTTCATCTTCTGATGCTCCAACTCCTGGTAATCCCTGTTTCTTTCTGCTTCTAGGATTTTCAACATTTTCTCCTTTTCCATTTTTTAATTCATTTTTTGGAAGTAAAAATTCTAATTTGCTTAAATCATCAAGTTTATTTTGATTGAAAAGAACTTTTAATATATCAATATTCTTGTTAAGTAAAATGCTCTTCTGTTCAATCTCTTTATTGTCTCTGATTATTTTAAATATTTTTTCAATACCAATATTAAACTTTTCCTCATCAGCCTCAATAACAAAAGTTATTCCAGTGCTATCTGCATCATTCTTAATGGCAAATGTCACAACAAACTTATCTTTCATATATGCTTGGGGAATTAACCAAGTCTTGGGAAAAACCAAATCAATGAATACAAATTTATCTGCAACCCTAATAGAGGATAAATATGAATCAAATTCTTGTATATTTTTAAATAAACTCATTTTTTATGAAAATTTAATAAAAGTTATTATAAAACTTAAAGCAATACCAAAATATATTTTCTCATATGTTGTAAGTTTATTTTTTTCAATATAAGAGGCATCACCAAAAAGTAAAAGTACTATTCTAGTAGTAAAACTAATCACTACCAGAATAGAAAATATAAACAAAAAATAGAATATTGGCAAATAATTATTCACTTTCTTTAGTTGTTTTTCTCTGTTTAACTATATCAAGTCTGCTCTCCTGTAAAAGTGCCTTTATTTCTTGTGCTGTTTTTCTTGCCCTTGTCCCTGCACTTTTATTCCCCTTGCGATAGAATCTATCAGCATCAGAATAAAACAAATCCATTAATTGTTTGATTTTTTGAATCGTTTCCATTTTATTTAAATTTTATTTTATTACTAAATTTTTATCAAGTAGTTTATATATCTCTGTTAATATCTGCAAATCAGCTTTACTATATGTCCCTTCAATATCAAACAATTCTTTTATGAATGATTTTATTGCCAAGTGATTTATACCATCAACTCTATTATAGAATATATCAAAATAGAAAATCTTCAAATACTTGTAATGATCACCATCTTCATTTAAAATGATATTTTCTTTTTTAAAAGAATCAATAGTTTTTACCCAACACCAGTTAAAATGTTTCTCTTTATCATCATCAGAATAATCAATTGCTAATGTGTTATTCTCACTATCCCCCAAATATGTTTTTATTATTGTGTTGTTTAATGAAACTAACACATCAGAAAATAAATCAACTTTCTCCCTATTAATATTATTCATATTAAAATAGGTTTCCAGTTCATCCTTTGGTATTGGCACAGCCAACCATTTAAAAAAATTCTCCATAAACTAACATCTATGGAGAATTTTAACACAAAAAAAATATAATTGTATATATTATGTTACAAACTTTAAATTACTGTGTGATTTTATTATAGTTAATCAACTTCTTCATTTTATTAAACTCTTCACTTAAAACTACATCATTATTTTCAATAGACTCACCCTTCATTTTCTTAATGAAATCAGGTCTTTTATCACCATTCTGAACAATATGAACATCTTGTGATTTTTCATAAGCCCTCTTCTTTTCTGAACCATAAAAATTATTCTTTCTTTTTGTATTCATTTTCTTATTAATATCTGTTTCAACAGCATTTGCCCACTTGGGATTATTCCCAGTCCTTGAACTTCCCTCAATATTATCTTTCATCCATTCTTCATTAGGATCCACCTCATCATACATTAAGTTCTCCATTCCTGGTCCACGACCCAAATTTTCAACATACTCTTCTTCTGCACCATCCATACGGTAACCAACAATATCAGACTTCTTTAATTGCATATTTGATTGGGGGAAAGAATCTGGGTTCTCAACATACTTACCATTTGAGCCATATTTGATATATTCCTTCATCTTCTTACCAACATCTTTCATGTTGTCATCATTCTCCTTTTTTGACCTCTTTAATAGAGTTTCAACATTAGTTAGACTTTTTGGTTTTTTTGTAAATGTATCTCCATCCGCTTCATTAACTATATTTCTAATAAATGAAACCAATCCTTCTTCTGTCATCTTAACAGTTTTATCCCTTAATGTAATATCACCTGTTTCATTAATGATGTCTTCAATAAATGAAATAAGACTTTCTTCAGTCATCTTAACATTTTTCTTACCTTTCTTCAATAGTTTGAAATCTTCAGAATCAATCTTGCCATTCTTATTCTTATCAATCTTATGTTGCTTACCAACCAATTTTTCCTTAACTTCTTTCTTACCTTTCTTCAATAGTTTGAAATCTTCAGAATCAATTTTACCATTTTTGTTCTTGTCAATCTTATGTTGTTTACCAACCAATTTCTCATCTATATTTTTCTTCACTTTCTTCTCAAATAACAAGTTTGACCTTTTACTAAATTCCTCATTCAATACCTTGTTAACAATTGAATCAATATTATTTTTATTCATAATAACTTTTTTATATAAATAGTATCATTTATTATTTCTGATAATTCTTTTTACATCAGATTTGCTAATATTCCAATTTTTAGCAACATTTTCCACAATTTTATCAAATCTCAAAGGAGAATTAACCGCCTCCTCAATACCCCCAATGTCAATTGTTCCAAATCCTTTTAATTTATCAAATGCTGGATTTTGCTCAATAGGGTCTTTCTTTGCTTGTTTCATAACACCCCAGGTAGATGGCTTCATTTTCATATGATTAATAACCAAATATTCAATAACATCAACATTTGCCCCCTCAAATGATTCAATCCAATCAGCATATTGTTTCACATATTCAGCAGATTTTGCATCATGACCATATGCTGTTGGTTCATTTGTTTTTGGGTTAATAGCATAAGTATCCATCTTACCCAAATCATGAAATAAAGCAGCCATAATCATATTTGGATCATCCCCATATTTGTTATATGCTCTCCTTAATACCAAAATTATATGTTTTAATGAGTTACCCTCTGGATGCCATTTACTTGTTTGTTTTGCACCCCATTGGTCAAAAAGTAACTTCTTTAAATCTTGTGGTAATGACCTAATAAGGTCTTGTGCTGTGCCTGGAATTTCTCTCTTGTTCATATTTTGTTCAGTTAATTTTAACGCACCAATATCCCCCTGGTTACAGTAGGGGAATTTTAAACACTTCTTCTTTACTTGCACAAATTGCCCTCCTGGTATTTGTGTTTTACTCTTCCCTCTCCAATCTTTTTTCTTCATAGATTTCGCCCACATCCCTGGAACTTCATACGACCCTGTGGATGAAGTTGTAGTTGCTTCCTTGGCTTCCACCTTCCCTTCATTAAATATAGGCTTAAAATTAACTTCTGTCCACTTATTCTCCTTTATTGGAACACAATTTGGAACCATTTTTCCATTCTTCATTTTTCCACCAACTCTCCTATATCCTTTCCAACACGCTTCACTCATATTCTCAAGGTTGGGGAATAATGGTGCAACATAACCACCAGATGAACCTGAACCAGTTGCTTCCTTAGTTTCCATCTTTGTTAATTTAACATAATATTTAGGATCCTCTAAAAGATGGTCTTTTGCAATCTGTATAGCAATTTTAATACTACTAGTATGTTCTTTCTCAATTTTAGCACCTTTGTTTAGTTGTTTTTCCAAGAAAGCAATATAATCCATTGAATCTTGTGTTTTATTGTGTTTTCTTTCAATATCTACTAAAGATATATCTCTTTTTTTTAAATCCATTTTATCATCTTCTTTAATTTCTCCATCATTAACCATCCTAATATACTTGAATTGTTCTGGATATGACTTAGAACTTTTTGAGAATTCATTAGCAATGGTATTTGCAAAAAGTTTATTTGAATCTTCCATATTATGCATTTTTTAATTTTGGTTCCCAATAACTCCTATTCTGCCACATAAACTGATAAAATTCCCTAAACATTTTAACTGTTATGTCTTTAACCTCTCCCTCAAATTTACCTCTCCTAAACTCTTTCTGTAACTTTTCAATGAGTTTATTTTCATACTGGGATAGTGTACTACTTTCAAAGAAGTCTTTAATTTCCTTTCTTGTTATAGTTTCAATCTCCTTTTTTTCAGATTGTGTTAGTGCCATTACTTAAAAATTATAGAATATGTAAACCCAAATACGGATAACCCTACTAGGATTTGATTTATAGTGTTTTTCACTTTTTGCTTTTTTAATAAATTATTATTATTTATGTAACTTTCATTAAGTATGTCATACTTCTCATTTTGAATTTTGATAATTTCTTTATATTTCTCTTCTTTTTCAATATATGAGAATAATAATGAATCCTTCAAAAATAATTTCTTTTCATTTTGAATAGCTATGTGATTAACAATCAATAACTCATTCTTCACAGAATCATAACGAACCAAATCTTTTGCTATTTCCCTAACAATGGCTATTGGAAATGTTTTAGTTTGGATTGAAACTGTATCTACTTGTGAAAAAACTATCAATGGCAGCCATATTAAAAGTATCAATGGATATAACCTTTTCATAATAAAATCTTCTAACTATCTCTTTTTTGCTATTTATATCTTTTATATTCTTATCAATTTCATTAATCTCTAAAAAATATTTATCAATTTTTTCTTCTAAAAGTTTTTGATTACCCTCAATCCTCTTATTAGATTCATCCAAATCAACAATTTTTTGATTTGTCTTATCATCAAGTTTAACTTTTGGTTCAGTTGATTTATATATTGATATACCAAAGAATATCAAAAATACTACCAACATAAGTTTTAGTAAAATATTTAAAAAATCATTGAAGACTCCACTTAATTTGGTGTTTTCTTTCTGATTGCTAACATTTTTGACCATTTTGATTTAAATTTTTGATAATACTGCTCCAATTTTGTTATAATACTTAAAAAGTCCTCATCTATTTTTACAATATCAGCACTTATATACACGCCACCATTCTCACCAATTGTATATAAGAATGTAATGTTATCATCTATTAATTTACCACCCCACTCAACACTATTCTTATACAAATGAAGTTCATCAAAATCAACCAAATCAGAAACTTCCTCAACAAATTCATCCATTGTTTCCTGGAATGAAGATTTATCATCTGTTGTTATATTATCAACCTCTGATCTTGTGTCACCATGTAAAACAAAGATACCACCAGATATCTTATATTTCTGTTGTTTACTTGAACTCTTTGAAGTCCTAACACCTTGCTGGTTAATTTCATCTTCTTCTTCACCCCCTACTGTGGCATCACCAGAAACACTACTACGTATCTTATTTGAAATGCTATCTGCTGTATTAATCCTCCCAAAATCTGAGGATTGCTCAAATAAAAATTTTGATTTCTTTAAGAGAGATTTCATCTCATCATAACTATTTTCTATCATTGTCTAATTTTTTTTCAAAAAGTTTTATATCAAAAGATGGTGATACATCAGTGTAAGATTTATATATATTACTTCTACTTAATATTCCATTAAATTTTGAACTAATATCTGTCTTTATGTTATGCCCTATAAATTTTTTATTAATCTTCATTTTATCACAAATTTTAGAACACAAAGAAGCTAAACTATTCATCTGGGCTTCTGTATAAACATCCCAAAAATCATAATCCCTCCATTTCTTATAATAGGGTTCACCATTATAAATATCGCCAATCCAATTAATATTCATTCCTCTATCTTGATTTTTTTCCAACCAACCCAAATTTTCAATTGCAATAACAATGGAATTATAATTTAACAACTTATCATCAAACATATTTGAATACCCAGAATCCCCCAATAATTGCAAAATATCTCCCTTCTTAGTTATTACATAATTAGGTATCTTATCATACTCCCCATTATGCCTATATTTTAGGGATACCAAGTAGCCCTTGATATCCCTAAATGTATTAATTAGTATTATTTTGTTTTTATTCTTCTGTTTTCCTAATGGTTTGAACCCATCATAATTCATTATCTTCAGCATCTCTCTTTCTATATGTTAGTCTATTCACTTCATCAGGATTATCACTTAAATCACCTAAATTTAAATTTATCTTTTTCCTTCTACTTGCCTTTGGTTTTGGGGCTTCAATAGCATCATCACTCAATAATGTATCTTCTAATAATGTTGGAGTAACCCTTGGTTTGTAACTTCTCTTGGTTGGTTTTGGTAACTCATCTACTGATAATGGAGCAACCACTTCAGGAACTTCTTTTTCAAAAGGTAATGTTGGTTTGTTTTTTGTCAAGTTATCAAGATATTTTTCTAACTTATCTAAATCATCTTGTGTTGGCACATAAACCTTTTGTTGTTCCTGGGCTTCCATCTTTCCAGCCTCAGTACTTAACCTCTCTAACTCCTCGTCAGTGATAACTTGATTGGGGGTTTCAATTTCATTTTTAGTTTGATCCCTTAATTTAACAAGCATATGTAAAAAGGTTAAAGATATTATAGGCAAAAGTCCACCAGAAAAAACAGCTAAAAGCCTTTTATGCCCAACAATATCATTCTCATCAATTATATATTGAAAGAAAATGTTTGACAACTCAACCCAATCTTTAAATTCTTCTGAAGCCTCATCTATATATTGATATGAATAAAATATATTACCAATAAGTTGTATCATTGTAACAATGCCAAATGGTATATACACATTTTTACCCATATTAACAGAGATAGCAGCTAATGCTGCCAATGCTGCTATCTCCACACCAAAAGATAAATAAATGGACCAAGTAGAATTATTAGTTAACCCATACCAACTAGTTACATGTGATATTGATACAATTGCCACAGTAATAATTGGGACCAAGAATGCAAAATATACTATTCTCTCTAAATTTCTACTAAAAATATTCATTATTTAAGGTTTTCTAGTTCTAAATCAATTTGAGCCTGTCTATTAACATCTAAGATTTTACGATCAGTTGATTGAATAAATCTCTTTTCTGTTTCAAGGCTCATAATTTTCAATTGTTTATCCAATTCTGTCTTGGTGTAAGTTGAATCTTTAATTGCTTTAATGTCATCATTTATTTTACCCAGTTCTTTGCTATCTCCACAGCCTTTCAACCAGCCAATAATCAAAAAAATGAAAACAATTAAAGTAAAGTTTTTTGATAAGAATTTTTTAAAGTTTTCCATGTTAGTTTTTTTTATTTTTAAATATACTCAAAAAGTACTTTTGACTCATTTCTAAGTTTTTTAAGTGCTTTTTCTTTTATTTGACGAACTCTCTCTTTTGTAAGGTTGAATTCGCCACCAATTTCTTCCAATGTTCTCATTGAACCATTTAATCCAAAATAATCTTCAATAATCACTTTTTCCCTGGTATCTAACAAACAAAGAATATTAAGAAGTTTTTCCCTCAATATTTGTTTTGTACTAAATACATCCTCTGGGTTGTCAGCATTCTCATTCTTAATGAGGTTTAGTAATGTATCCCCATCCTCATTTAAAGTTGAATCTAGGTCAATTGTGTGTGGTAGATTATTAAATTTTGCTGGTGTTGTATTGTCAAATTCATGCAAGAATTTCTTAATCTTATGATATTCTTGAACAATGTTAACAGGTAACCTAATTGTCCTTGCATTATCATTCAAACTCTCAATAATAGCCTGTTTAATCCACCACACGCCATATGATATGAACCTCAAATTCTTTGACCAATCAAACTTGTCAATAGCCTTTAGTAAACCATAATTACCCTCTGCAATTAAATCAGGTAAATCCAAACCTTGGTTTTGGTATTGCTTACAAACACTAATAACAAATCTTAAATTACCTTCAACCAATTCTTTCTTAACCTTATTCTTTTCAAATTGAGTCACATCTGGATTTAACATAATCTTTGCCAACTCCCTCTCCTTTTCAATAGTCATAACTTTCAACTTCCTTACATCTTTTAAATATGAAGAAATTTCACTCTGATTAATCATTAATGTGTTTTTCTGTCCTTTCATTTTAGTTTTGTTTTGAGAAGTTTTTTAATAATTCTTTTTCCATTGTTGTAAGTGATTCCATACCCCTACTTGAGATTTTCTCCAAAATAGCATCCAAGTTATCCTCTGATGCCCCTTCTGTAGCTTGTGAAAAAATCTTGGTTAAATTGTCAGTCTTTAATACACCCAAGAATGGTTTTCTTGATTTCTGCAAATCTTTTGGCATATCATCTAATCCTAAGTCATTAAAGTTATCCATAGGGAAAAATGCAGCATAAGTATCCCCCAATTCAAGCAATGTAAATCCATAGCATAAATGACCTAAAACACTAGTGAGAAAAGTAGCCAAATCAAGTGTTTCAACTTCTGATCCAAAAATCATAATTGTGCTGTCACCCACTCTAGTTACAAGTGGTTCTGTATCTGACACCTCTGAAAAATCCTCAAAAAATGAATCAATATCAAATTTCTTGTTAGCCTGATAAATGGTTAAGTTGTAGTTCTTCATTCCTTTTTTTTTGCAAAGATAAGGTGTTTTTGGTTAAATCAAAACTTTTGACACATTATTTTTCTTTTCAACAATTATTTTTGATTCACCCCAATTACTAATTAAAGGGTTGTGCGAAATTAACAATATTTTCTCAAAATAACTCTTTAATCTGATAAAAAATTCTCCCATCATATCTAAACTTTCATTTGATACTTTCCCAAATACCTCATCTGCAACCCAGATATTTGGTTTTGGTAATGAGCAAACCTTGCTTAAAACTGCTCTCAATGCCAATGATGCAACTGTTTTCTCATACCCAGATCCTGTTGTCATTAGTTTTTCAACACCTGTATTATTATCAATCATAATAAATTCAACCTCATTCTTATCATTAACTCTAACATCAAGGGTAAAATAACACACATCCAATAATAACCTTTGTAATTCAGAATTGATAACTGGTAGCATTGTTTTCATAATCATTTTTGAAATGCCATTTTTACCAAATAAATCCAGATAAATCTTATACTTCTTCTCTTCCTCTTGTTCCTTATATATGGTATCAATAATGGTTATATTCTTATCCCTCTTATCTTGATAATTTGAAATCTTAATTTCAATCCCATTGATTTCTTTTGCTAATTTATTCTTCTCATATGTTAATTCATCAATCTTACTATTAGCCTTTATGATTAAAGCATCAATTTGATTATTCTTCTTAATCTTCTCCTGAACCTCCAAATAATTTTTCATCTTACTTTCCAACTGGGATAATTTTAACATATTACCCTCCAAAGATAACTGATGTTTCTTAATTACCAATTTATTTTTCTCATAATTATCAAATTCTTTCTTTAACTTGTTAAGTTCTTCATTTTTAAGTTCAAGTTCAATTACCTTATCTGATATAATTTTGTAATTATTCTTATGTTCCTCCAATGATTCAACTTTTGCTTTTGTAAATTCTGCATCAATTAAGTTTAACCCACAATGTTCACATTGAATACCGTTACCATAAGTCTGTATTAATTTGGTGATTTCATCCACCTTCGATTTTGCAAGTTGCTTTTCCAGTTTAGTTTCCATAATCTCCTCCTTCAAACTATCATGCTCATCTTCCTCATAAAATGTTGATGGTTTATCATTTGATATAGTATCAATCATTTCATTTAATTTGGCATTATTTGTATTTAATGCAATAATGTCCTTCTCTAATGATTCCTGGTTTACAATCAAAAGTTCCTTATCAATATCAGAATGTTTTGAAGTATATAATTCATTTTTATACTGATTACCTTTAGCCAATCTTTCATCATAATCTTTTATTTCAATGTTTAACTTATCAAGATTTATTTTTAATTCATTCACCTCTTCAATCAATCCCAAATTTTCTGATTTTAGTTTCTCAACATTATACACATTTGAGAACATCCTTTTTGAAAACTCTTGATAAACTTCTTTACCAAGATCCTCCTTCTTTTTCAAATGTTCTAACCCCAAGAAACGACCCAATAACTGACCCCTTGCTGTGGGTTTTGATTCCAACAAATCTTCAAGATTGTTTCCAGTTGTTAAAATGGTGGCCAAGAAGTCATCCATATTCCCAATAGTATTCTTGATAAAGATTTCTGTTTCCCTTCTTTGTTCACCCTTTAAGTTCTGTAATTCCCCATTCTTTAACTTCTTATCAAATGATAGTTCTGTTTTAACCTTCCATTCCCCACTCTTACTCATCTTCCTTTCCATATTCCTGGATATAACATATTCCTCACCATCAATGATAATATATCCAGTAACTGAAACCTGATCCTTACTTGTGAACTTGTTAAATATATCCTCTGCCTTGCTACTCTTGGTTGTGGTATTGAAAAACAAGAATAATAATAAATCAATTGTTAAGGTGGTCTTACCCCCAGTATTCTGTGGAGTTGATTCAACAATGGTAATACCATTTAACTTGTCAAAATCCAATTCTTGATTTTCACCAAATGAAAGAAAATTGCTAAAATTAATCTTTTTGATATACCACTTATTAAATTGTGTTGGTTCTTGGTTTTCTAAAACCAATTTATTCTCAACAGCCTTATTAATATCCATGATTTTATCATACAACTCACCATTACCATTTGTTTCAAGCAAATTCTTAATAAGGTTATTCTGATAATTCACATCCATTATGTTTGATGAAACATCCACAGATTGTAATACCTTATCCTCATATTTAACTTTTGTGATAACATTAACACTTGATGTGCCATACTTTTTTGAAAAATATTGACGAACATCTTTAATTTTCTCTTGGGTGATATTTTCAGGATAATCCTCCCATATAACCCTTATGTTTGGATTCCTCCATACCTTTTCACTCATACTAATTTGATTTGTTTTCATATGATTCAATAATGGCGTTTATTGCCCAAACAATGCCAGATGATAAAATACCATCAAAAAACCAAGAGGCTTCATAGCATAATCCAAAATAAGTCATAGTTGGGGAATATATGAAAAACCCCAAGAAAAATCCACCCCAAGTGCTAAAACACATTGGACAAGATATAATCCCATAAAGGAACTTGAAGATGGGGGATATGATTAACCAATCCCTTTTCCCCACATTGTTTATAAAATCTCTTAATCCAGAGAATATTGATCCATAAACCATTATGTTCATAAGACCATAACTTGCAAAAGCCCAAATAAAAATATCCATATTATCTAATTTTAATGTTTGATGTTCTATGAAATCTAGTAGGTTGTGCTGACATTTCAGCAACTAATCTACGGTAGTCTTCTATAATTTTGTTTTTATTTCTCAATTCATCACTGACAGCATTTAATGTCATCTTGACATCATTCAACTCATTCTGCAATTCCTCATTATCCCCAGGTACTTCCTTGATAACATACACTTCTTTTACAATTGGAACTTCCCTAATAACCTCAACTTCCTTTACCTCAACCCTAACACCACCAGTCTGGACTTCCTTAATTATTTCTTTGTATATGGGAACTTCCTTAATAACCTCCACAATCTTCTCTACCACCCTATCAACAGGAACTTCAACAATCTTTTCCACTTCAACAATCTTTTCTACCTCCTTAATCACTTCAACTGTGTTGGTTTGTAGATTTGAATCCTCCCCCAACATTCCATATTTCTCAACATAGAACCCTGATTTTAAACATTTTGAAGTGAATTCATCAATGTCAGAGATATTGTTCTTTTCACAATATCTTATAATGTCAATAAAAAAGACATCATCGGTAATTATTTGTGTTTTCATTTGTTTTATTTATTTGTTAAAATTTCATTATCATTTTTAATATCATCATATGAAGTTATTTTAAAACTTAAATAAGGGGTGGGGTTATGCAAATCCACAAACTGATAATCATCCTTATCAATCTCATAAATTCCATAACCATGATTTGATATACTCTCCCCAAAGTTCTGTTGAATCAGGTCGCCAATCATGACCGCTGACTTATTTCCTGGTATATCAAAAATGGCTCTCTTGTGTATATCACCACAGAAAACAATATCACAACCAGCAAAAATATTTGAATCAAATCCATCCTCTATGGTATGTCCAACATCTGTCTTCAAGCCCTTAATTGCCCCGTGGAATAAACCTATATTGATTGACCCCTCACTCTTCTTTGGGATGTCTGGGGGGATGTTATGTTGCATTAGCGAATAAACACACCAATTTACATTCTCATCAACATACACCCCCCGTTCCTTTAAGTAACTAATTTTTGGATTTTTTATTGAATCTACAATAGGTGTAATAGCATCTAATCTATCCATATTTGTTTCCAAGAAATCATGATTGCCAATTATAACAATGGTCTTACTAATCTTTGCGCATTCCTCAAGAACCCAAGCAATAAATTCCACAAGTTCAGGTGTCATCTGGTTCTTGCTATGCACCAAATCTCCTGTGAAAACAATTCTATCTGGTTTTAGTTCAACCCACTGTGCAAATGCTTCAGATAATATTTCCCTAAACAAATCATGATCCTTATATAATCGTATATGCAAATCAGAGAAATGAACAATTTTATTTATCATATTATTTTTTTTATAAGTATAGATAAATAAAATCATTCTATCAATATGTTACCACACTTTAATTCTGCTAAAATACCCAAATAAAGGATCATTATCTGATTTTTTGAATGTTGCAGTAGCAGTAATTTCCTCACCAAGTCCAATAAGACTACCTACATTGCCATAGGCCTTCCATTTACCTTCAATATTCTCAATCAATAATTTATATTTAACTGAATGATTATAAGAATCAACAATACCTTTGCAGGAAAGAACTCTAAATACACCCTTAAATCTCCCTACAACAACCTCATTTGCAACTAATTCTAATTGTCTTCTTCTTTCTGCTAACACTTTGACAAATTCTATCTGTTTTTCTGAAATTTTACCTGAACTATAGAACTTACTTGCAATCTCTCTAATTTTATTATCATTAACAGATAATGTCTCCTCCAAATTTTCATTAGCAGCCAATATATTGGCTATTTGAATTTGCTTCAACCTTCTCTTACGTTGAATCATTGTTTGTTTGGTAATACCTTGAACATCAAATGTATATTTCATAATGTTGTTGGTACAGTCAAACCCAACATAAATCAAATCTGATGTTTCTTTATCCAAGAAGAATGAACCCCTCTTTATGCTGTGATTACAGCAAGAACATTTATTACCCTCTGGATTAAAATTACCCATCCACTCTTTTGGATTATCCACACCAATCTTGTCAAAATCAACCTCAAACTCTGTTTCAGTAACATAACCATCTACAGCATCTGGCACTCTAAATGAAGTGTAATACCCCACATAAGTGAAGTTTTCAGGCTTAATTCCTTGTCCTACATATTTGAATTGATTGGTGGTGGTTGTCATGTTGTTTTGTTTTTATTGGATTGCAAATATAAGAACTATATTGTAATAAAACAAACTTCTGTGAAAATATTTCTAACTATATTTCCAAATCAAAAACAATATCACTAAATTCTTTTGGCACACGGTATTCAACAAACCCCCCATCTTTCTTCAAGTGACAAACAATGCAACCATATAACTTAATTGCCCCATATTTTGATTGTGAGAGCATTTTAAGTAATAACCTACCATAGAGTGGCAACTGGATATAATAATGCTCCAAGGCTGTGCTATTGTAGTTTTCAAAGGGTTTAAACATCTTCTCCGTGAAGTCATTTGTTTGAAAACTTTTATCCTTATTTGTTTTCCAGTCTGTGATAATAATACCAAAATCAGATTTATCTTTATTGGGTATTAACCACACCTTATCTGGTTGGCCAACATACCCAAGTTCAGGGTCTCCAAGAACCATTTCTGTATCAAGAAGAACTGCACCTCTTTCCTTCATAAGATTTAAATACTGAACACCTGATTGAATCATTCTCTCTGATACAATCTTTTGTGACATATCACATTCAAAAATTGGTTCTCTAACATCCTTGTAATCACCATAAGATTCAATTAACTTCTT